TATGAGTGTGGAAGATTATGAACTCATAGAACCAGTGGTTGAAAGAACTAATATGATGACAGGTAAGAAATTTACCGAGTCAATCAATACGCCTCATTATATGAGTCCAAGTTCTGAAAGTTACTGGAGTGCATAATAAAATGTGCCCCGTTCGTCTAGTGGTTAGGACACCGGGTTTTCATCTCGGCAACAGGAGTTCGACTCTCCTACGGGGTACCAACTAAATAGCGACAAGTAGAGGAGTGTCTTCCGGGTGCCCGGTGTTATACCTCCAAAATCACATAACATAATTTGCCAGTCAATTTTATAATAGTTAAGTGACTTTAAATAAAAACTATAGAAGGCGAGTTTTACATTCGCCTTTTTTTATGACAGCATAAATACTAGCATGTCAGATAAGTTGGAAAAGATAATTGGTAAGATTGTCATGGACCTAATGCTTGAAGCACATGCCAAAGGCATTGCATTAAGTTATGAAGACATTTGTAAAATGGTAGGCATACCTGAACAAGACATCACAGACAGTAACGCATATTTCACAATAAACGACGAGTTCATTGATGCCGTATCTGACAAAGATGTTAGGGAGGCTATGATAGAAAGAGCCTTCTCTACTTTACACTAGAGAAAATTATGCCAAAGAAAGAACAGAGTCTAGACTCTATACAAAAGCGACAACAAACATATGATGAAAAATGGGGACCATATCAATTACATAAAAGGCATTGCAAAGCATGTAAAAAGACTTTTAAGTGGGCAGGCAGAGCCAAAACAAAAGGCTTCTTACGAGCAATGTTTAACAAAAACTGCGAAGCCTGTGTTAAAGAATCCCTCAGTATTTAAAGTTGGATTAATATTATTTGGTGCTTTGGTAGTGAGCAGACTTTTACCATTGCCACCAAACAGCGAACCACTATTAGGTTTAGCAGTTCTAACACCTTACTTAACTAAAAACAACCTAGCATTCTTATTACCATTAGGTGTAATGTTTGTGAGTGATTTGTTTATAGGTTTCCATAACAGTATGTTAATGACTTATTCAGCATTAGCATTAACACCCTTCATTAGCAAAATGCTAGACAGCAAGTATGTGTCATTATTAAGCAGTTGGTTAGTATGGCATGTAATGGCAAACGCAGGCCAATGGTTCCCTCCATTTAGTCCAGAAGCATTGTTATTTGATATTAGATTTTTAATAAGTGGATTGTCTATTGTTGTACTTTTTGATGTAGTACAAAAAATGACTTCAACTAATTTACAGTATTATAAATAACACTACTAAGGGGCCATAGTTCAGTTGGGAGAACGTCTGGTTTGCAACCAGAAGGTCCGGGGTTCGAATCCCCGTGGCTCCACCAGGTATTAATATGGAATTTAACATTTTATTTTGGCTTTTTACTAAACATATAATTGCAGATTATTATATGCAATATCCTTGGATGTTCAAGTACAAAGGTACATATGGACACATTGGTGGACTTGCTCATGCAAAACTACACGGCTTGTTTACTTTTATTGTACTACTAAATTTTGCAAACCCATTAACAGCATTTGTATTAGGTGCCATAGATGCAATATTACATTATCACATAGACTATGCAAAGAACAAATTATGGGAAAGATTTCCAACTAATCCTTCTGAACAAAAGTATTGGGTAATACACGGAACAGATCAATTAGCACATGGCATGACATATTTCTTATTAGTACATCTATTGGTCCATGGGCATGTTTGAAAAGTTAGTTGAATATATAGAAAACACAGACCTCACAGTTCTCGAAGGAGCAACTATAGAGTATGAACCACATCAATATAAATTAATAGTGCTAGAAGATGTTCTTAGTGATGAAGAAATAGAATATGCTAAAGAAGTATACGATGCACCAACAACAAAAAGATACGATGTGTATGCACACCCACCTGAAACACATAAAATACACAGGCAAAGAGCAGACTTTTCTGATATACATGAAATCAGTTTAGAGTTACAAAAAACAATAGACTCTATTAAAGCAAAGTTTGATTTAAATGGCTTGGGTATTCCTAGTACAAGCATGTGGCAAGACTCACCAGGCTTTGAATTGTTTCCGCATTGTGATCAAAAAGTTTTAAATGTAACTATGCAAATATATTTAGATAATGATTGCGATGAAAGATGTGGCACAACATTTCTAAAGCCAGTATTCGAAAGTGAACACGGCGAAGAATTATTAACAACCTATTATGGAAAAGGTAACGGTTATATATTGTTAAACACAAATAAAGAAATGCATGGTATGATGACACCTGTTCCAGAAGGACAAAAACGAACCAGTTTATACATTGTATTCGGCAAAAGCGAGGTAATTAACTAGTATGACAAGCAAAACACAAATGACTAAAAAGCAATTGATTGATGCTTTGTCTTCTGCTGAGCAACGCATAGCAGAATTAGAAACACAGGTTGATGTATTAGAAAAAGAAAAAGTTCATATAGGTGCTAAATTATTAGACGATGAACAATCAAATATGGTCAACATTCTTAAATCTAAAATAGAAGAGTTAGAGAAACAAAATAAGTTAGATGAAAAATAACATAGTCGACTTGACTGCTTACAGAGAAAAACTTAAGGCGGCTGAACTCGGTAACGACACTCTATTTGAAGAAACAATAGATGATGTCACAAGAGATCTAACAAAGTTTATGGTTCACTTAGGCATGGACTTGGATGTGGATATTACACATGAAAGTTTTGCTGTTTATTGTAGTACTGCCGTTGGCTATTACAAAAAAGCATTACGAGTAGCATATGGTTTAGAAGATTATAAATCAGAGTTGTCCAATTCAGATGCAACTATATGGGATTTAATAGAGGATATAAACAATAACAAAGATGATGAATAAGAAAACTGAACAAGCAAATTTAAAAAAGTTAATACTTGATTATAACAGAAAGCCTGTGTTGTCTCCTGCATTTGAAAAACTGCTAGACAGTTACATCAAAAGCGGAAAGTACATGTCAGTTGAAAAACTGCAAGTGCTACGAAATGATATAGTACAGAACTTAGTTGAGTACGCCAACAAATACAAAATAAGCAACGTCTGTGTTGGACTCAGTGGAGGCATAGATAGTGCCTTAACTGCAAGTTTATTTAGAGATGCAGGCTATCATGTAATTGGTGTAACAATGCCTATTAATCAAATAGAAGATGAAACAGACAGAGGCTTTGAAACAGCAAAGGCACTAGGCATAGACCACAGACATATTGATTTAACAGAAGCATACGAAAGTTTGCTTCAACAAGAATATAAAATTGATGCTAGTTTAATCAGCAATGATCACTCTAGTAAGATTAGAAAAGGAAACATTCGAGCCAGATTGCGTATGATTACGTTGTACAATCTTGCTGGTGCGAGTCAAGGCTTTGTAGCAAGTACTGATAATTTTTCAGAACTAGCCGCAGGGTTTTGGACACTACACGGAGACGTGGGCGATGTATCGCCAATACAATCATTAAGTAAGAGTTGGGAAGTTCCTGCTCTTGCTGAAATGCAAGGTGTACCCGATAGTGTCGTGTTTGCTGTTCCAACAGATGGATTAGGAATATCTAGTTCAGACGAGGATCAGTTTGGGTTCAGTTATCTTGAATTTGATTTAGCCTTATTCAAGTTACTGGAAAATGTAGACGGAGTGGAGTTCGAAAATACCATATCAGATATTGCCGGATTCAAAGATGTAAAGGACAAATTAATAGTAGAAGAGGTCGCAAGTAGAATTAGAGGCACAACATACAAGAGATTCAATCCTTATAATCTTGCACATACGTTTGAAAAAGATCGATATGATCTACTAGATAAACTAGATAACCAATTGAGGAGATAAACCATGGAAAATTCAATCATAGGTATAGTTGTTGTAGTAGCGATTGTTGGATTTGTTGTTTACCAATCATTTTTTAAGAAAGATGATGTAGTAGAAAGCAAACCTACACCTGCTCCTGCACCGGCACCTGCACCAAAGGCTCCTGCTAAACCTAAAGTTCCTACTGCGGCAGAACTTAATAAAAAGACTAAAGCAGAATTAGAACTATTAGCAAGAGAAAATGGTGTTGAACTAGATTTGCGTAAGAAAAAAGCAGACCTAGTGAAAGAAGCCAGAGCATCTTTCAAGTAAGCAATACAAGGACCAAGTATTCAATAAGCAGGCCTAGTGCCTGCTTTCCTTTGGCTGTGATTTATACACGATAAATACTGCTATGCTAAACTTATATCTGTGCCAACCTAACTTTAGATTTGGTATTGCAGGAAAAACTGGTTACTGGATTCCTTACAGCATTGGCTGTTTATGGAGTTATGCTAGTCAGTTTGATGATATAAAAGAAAATGTAGATCTCAAAGACATAATATTCCGCAGAGAAAATGTAGATACTCTAGTTGATAGACTAGAAGACCCAGACATAATAGCATTTAGTTGTTACATGTGGAACTGGGAATGGAGCAAAGCAGTTGCTCAAAAAGTCAAACAAAAATATCCTAAATGCAAAATAGTATTTGGTGGCCCACAAGTTACTGATAGACCAGATGAAGAAGAATTCTTTAAGCATCACAAGTATGTAGACTCAATTAGTTTAGCAGAAGGCGAATTAAGTTTTACAGATATATTACGAAATCTAATCAACGGCAAACTAATAGAAAAAATATATAACTATCCAAGACTAACAGAATTAGACATACCAAGTCCTTACTTAACAGGTGTGTTTGAAAAGATTATAGCAGACAATCCAGGCGTACTATGGAATGGCACATTAGAAACTAATCGTGGCTGTCCATTTGCTTGTACATTCTGTGACTGGGGTGGCTTAACATATAGTAAACTTAAAAAGTTTCCTGAAGAAAAAGTATTACAAGAACTACATTGGATGGCACATAACAAAATGGATTATGTAACAATAGCAGACGCAAACTTTGGTGTGTTTACAGATAGAGATATGAAGTTTACAGAAGAACTTGTAGCATTACAAAAAGAGTTTGGCTATCCACAGGTTGTTGATGCCACATGGTATAAGAACAGTTCAGAAGAGATAATGGAAATTGTTAAGAAGTTTATCAGCAGTGGCTTCAATAGAGGACTAACTTTAAGTGTACAAAGTATGGACATGGATGTACTAGAAGAAATTAAAAGACGTAACATGGAGTTTAGTAATCTCAAACACATATTTGATATATGTAATAGAGAACAGATACCTAGTTACACAGAACTTATACTAGGCTTACCCAAAGAAACATTTGAAAGTTGGAGTAAAGGTTTATGTGATGTAATTGAAATGGGTCAACACAATGCTATTGAAAGTTGGTTAGCACAATTACTAGAGAACGCACACCTTAATACACCTGAGCAAAGAGCAGAACACGAAATAGACACGATAGTTGTGAAAGATTATATATCAGGCTTTGAGGAAGAAGATGGCATCAGCGAAAGTGTCACGTTAGTCCGCGGAACTAAGGACATGCCGATGCCTAAGTTTATAGACAGTTGGATGTATGCTTGGATGATCAATAATTTTCACAACTACGGCTGGACACAGATCATCAGCAGGTTCCTACGCAAGTATAAAGATATGAGTTACTTGGAGTTTTATAATAGACTGTGGACACTTATACAAGAAGACGATGGTTATGTTAAGCAGTTATTTGACACAGCAAAAGCACAACTCACAGAATACTTAGAGACAGGTATTGCTGATGGCTTTAGTGGACATACACTTATGTGGTCAGCACAAAGCGACTTTCACAAGGAGCCACTAAAAATATTTCAGTTCATTGATAAGCATTACAGTAGAGAATGGTTAGACTTGCCAGAGAAGTATTACCCACAACTTATGAAACTACAAACGTTTTATGTTAGCCACCTAACTGTATCTTATCCAACACAAATGAATTTTGGATATAACTTTTTAGAATACATCAATGATGAGGACTCAGAATTATTAAAAGACAAAACAGAATACACCTTAGATTTAATCATGCCATGCGACAGTGAAGAAGAATACTTAGACAGAATGTATTACAAAAGAAGACAAGGTTGGGGCAAAGTTTTGTTTTCCACTTAAAACACCATAAAACTTAACTGATGTGTTAATTAATGATAAATAATCGTTGGAAGATTATTGGTCTCTTCCGCAACAGGACGGTTGATTGATTGTCGGTTGTAGTGGTATGTATTCACTGTAGGTCTCATTAAGAAGATACAACAAAACGAAATCACAAAAGTTAAGGAACTTTAACCCCTGAGCATGGTTCGTAAGAACATGTGAACGACTAGTGCTAATTGTTATTTAGACTAGGAGAAAAATATGACAACAGATACAATTAAAAGTTTTGTTTCTGGAACCTTTACAAATTTACCAACATCCTTTGAAAACTTCAAAGAGAAGTATTGTCCAGACGGACAGACGTGCAATGATATTGCCACGTTTGGAGGCTTAGCCTTTATGGTCTGGTTTATGTACCTCGCTATGGAACCTATCATTAGATTCTAAGTAAATACTCTTGCCCAGAGCAAAGGTTTATTAACAGAGACACAAGGCCTCACTTCATGTGGGGCCTTTCTTTATATAAGCAGAATGCCTATAATAAATCCTATGTTGAGTCCTATAGAACAGACCAACAACATATCTTTCTTAAAAGAATACGGAACTAATTCAGTTACCATTAAATTACTCCTACAGTAATATTCTTATTTATCGATAAATACTAGCATAATTAGGTAGGAGTAATTATGACAGTAGAAAACAAACTTATTAGTGATAATCTGGAAGAGATATCACAAGCCAAAGTAATGGCACGTTTGGCAGGACGCAGTTACCTAGACCCCGATGACCCTGAAAGAAAAAAGAAAAGACCTCCTGGATTTGGCAAAAAGAATCCAGTGTTCGTTTCTGTAGAGAATGCCCAAGCATGGGTATACTATGGAGCAGGTAAAATAGTTGTAGCATGTAGAGGGACAGAGCCAACTCAGTTCGCTGATGTTCTAGCAGACTTAAAGACTATTCCTGTAAGACACGATAGAAATGGTATGGTTCATTCAGGATTTTGGGAAGAGGCTAACAAAGTCTACCCAGGCATTCTAGAGGCAGTAAAGGCCGGTAGAAAGAAAGACGAAAAAGTATATGTATGTGGGCACAGTTTAGGCGGTGCTATGGCAGTTTTAGTAGCAGAAATGTTATGCCACGACAAGATACCTGTTGAAGAACTTAGAACTTTTGGACAACCAAGAGTAGGAACAAGGAAGTTTAGAAGACATTTAGAAGGTTGTAAAATAGGTTCATACCACAGATATGTAAATAACAACGACATTGTGCCTAGAGTACCACCTGCATTGTTTGGATTTGTACATGGTGGCAAACTAATGTACATCAATAGTTATGGTAATATTAGAAACTCGACTATATGGCAAAGAATCAAAGACGGTTGGAGAGGCTTTTGGGCCGCATGTAAACAGTTTAAGTTCTTTGATTTTGTAGCAGATCACGGTATGCCACATTATATTCAGCATGTAGATAACCTAGATGAAGAGTCTCCGCAAGGTAAGTAGATAAATACTATTACAAATAGGAGATCAAAATGGATAAACTTAAAGATTGGATATTTGACAGAACACAAGAGAGAACCAGTTGGGACGGTGCAGTCCTAATAGGTGGTGGTATTGTAATGATACTAATACCAACAAGTTTAATAGGTTGGGGCATGATTGCATATGGTGCCTGGACAATTTATAAAGAGGAATAAGATGAGTCACTATACATTAGCAACGCCATTAGATACATGGCAAAAGATTAGAGATGACATGGTTGCAAAAGGGGTAGACCCTGATGTAGCATTAGCGGCCGCTAAAGAAACACCAGCGGCAACTGGTAATACACCCGTTGATGAAACAGAATACAAGTGTATTTTTTGCAGAGACGTTAGTGGTACTATTACACAGTACTTTGAGCATATTGAAAATGGAACATTGCACAAAGCAACTGGATACGATGCAAGTACTTTAGCAGATTCAGATCTAACTAGAGAAGAAATAGAAACCTTAGACGCAACATACTAAGATGAACTATAAAGAAGTCATAGAAGCCTTGCATAAAAAGAGGCTAGACGCAGAAGCCGGTGGCGGCGGAGGCGGTGCTGGAGCAGGCGGCGGAGCCGCAGGTGGTTCTGGTGGTGCATCTGCTGGTGGTAGTGCAACAGGTTCAAGTGGAGACGGTGGGTCTGCAGACGGAGGTAGCACTGGCGACAGTGGCACAACTTCATCCGCTGACTCCACTTCTTCAGAGCCAACTACATCACGAGGCGGTTTCTTTGTAGGCTATGGCGGTTACTGGAGTCCTCCAGGCAAAAAGAAAAAGAAGAAGAAAAAGAAAGCAAAAGTAGGTTCAGTCAAAGACGGCATTTATGAAGGTGATATCATTGATGCTAGAGACAAGTTTGGTAAGCCAGCACCAGAAATCAAAGTAATGGCAAGAATTACTTTACCTAATAAACAAACTGATTGGTTGCCAGCCTATTCAGGTAAGGATTTAGCATTTGCTAAAGACAAAGCAAAAAGATTAATAAATCCTGTACAACAAGGTGTTAGTCCTCTTAAACCTGAAGATGTTAAGATTTCAGTTGATGGTGTATACATTGCTATACCTGAATTACAAATTACTGAAAGCCAGGAAGAAATTAGCACACTAGAAGATAAACTTTATAAGTTAGAAGGTGCATTAGGTATGGCAAGAAACATTACTAGAGATATTAAGTATGTGGATACACACATTGAAATTATATCTAAGTTGGCCGGTGTAGCAGAAGATGTAGGCTTAGAGTTAGACAAATACGATGAAAGCAAAGTATTAGAACTAAAGAATGATTTAGAGTCTGCTATATATCAATTAGAAGAACCATTCGAAGACGCAATCCGCGACATTCAAAACAAAATTGACGAACTCGAATACGAGGACAATTAATGTTTACCTCTAAAGAGGAATTTTTTAAACATAATCCTGAGCGTAGAGTTCTTAATAGAGTACAAGGTCAAATATTTACACCAGAAGAGTGTGATATTATCTATAATCAATTCCCTAAAGATCCATTTCATCAAGCAACTGTATTTAATATTGCTATGGAAGGCGATAAAATAGTTGATGTTGACGAAAAATATCGACCAGATATGAGCAAAAGAACCGAAACTATAGTTGATCTTGGCGATACTCATTCAAATTCTTACTTTGGTGATACTGTTATTACTGGTAGGGACTTTTTAAAAAGTAAATTAGATCATTGGATATGCGGTAATTTTGATCAGTGGGCAAAGGTTATTAGGTATGAAACAGGTGACTTCTTAAGGAACCACATTGATTCAGGAGATACCGAAATACTTAAAAAACGCCAATGGACATTGATTATTCAGTTGTCTGATGAAAGCGATTACACTGGTGGCGATGTTGTAATAGGTGATTGGATTATTCCTAAGCAAAAAGGTTTTGTGTGTTTATTTAATGGCGGTCATGTTCCACATGAAATTACTGAAGTCACTTCTGGCGAACGCAGATCATTTATCACTTGGTTAAGCGAAAAAGACTTGACTTTTCTATAAAAATTCCATATAATATTACTTTACTGGAGTAATCTTATGGCCACACATGCGATGATAGATATAGAAACACTAGGCACTGAGCCTGATTGTGTTGTACTATCTGTGGGTGCAGTAAAATTTGATCCATATAAACTAACAGACCCACATGCTAAAACATTATGGCGTCCAAGTGCTGACGAACAGATGGATGCTGATCGTAGTGTGTTAGACGACACACTCAAATGGTGGGCAGGACAACCGCAACACATTCAAGACGAAGCATTCACAGAAGACAACAGAATTACTTTAGATCAATTCTTTAAAGATCTCAATAAATATTTAGTGGGTGTTGATAAAATATGGTGTCAAGGCCCGCAGTTCGATATGGTAATATTAGAAAATTTGTACAAGCAGTTTGGTCATCACATGAATTGGGCCTTCTGGCAGGTAATGGATTGCAGAACTATATTTAATATGATGCCTGTTGATCCTCGTAAAGCCATACAACAAAATCTTCATAGTGCAGACGAAGACGCATATTATCAAGCAGTATGTGTGCAAGGTGTTTATCAACACTGGTCTATTGAGGGAAGATGATATTCTTACTTGCTAAAAAAGATTATCCTAAACCAAAATTCTTAACATGTCAGTATGAGAATGACGATATATGTTTGTATCTAGATGGTTACTGGGAGACTACTGACACAGGTTTTTACAAAGGTTTCAAGTATGAGTATGTAAAAATTGATATTGTAGATGGCTCAATAGATATATCTATGCCTTTATATCATCAAAGTAAAACATATTTTAATAATGACACAGGACTGTTATTAACTAATAATTATTGTTTCTATGACAATAACACACCTTGCAGTATAGATCATTTTAAATATGACGGCCAATCACATTTTACTGAATCAATTATTCCTGATTTTGGATTTGAAGATATTACATTTGAAACAGCCGCAAAAATTATAGAAGAAAAAATAGCAGAAAGAATTTCATCTGCCTGTTCTGAGTATAATAAATCTGCATTGTTTTTTAGTGGCGGACTAGATACAGCAGTAGTCCTAGCAATAATTAAAAAATATAAATTTCCTATATCAATAAATTATTCTACAAGTGGATTAGAAATACCCGACCTTGTTAAAATACACACAAAGAATTATAGAACACCATTATATAATGAATACTTAAACAGATATATTGCATACAAAGAATGTATAGTCAGTGAGCCTTTTACAGCAATGCTAACTGGATTCGTAGGAGGCATTGAAACATTAAGGTTTCCGCACCATGCTACTTCTATAATGAATTGCTTTGGCTTAGATTATCATGAAGAATTAAATAAACACCCTAATTCTTATCTGTATAACTTTCATATTAGTGAAACTATACCAGACGACTTTCCTATATACGAAGGCACAGATATAACAGAAGCAAAGAAATTTGTACTAAATCAAATATTGCATAACAAAGAAATACTATCTATTGACTATCACAATATAATATCGCCATGGCGAGTTCCTGAGATACCACAATTAATGTTGGGTTTGTCTATTGATGACTTGACGCAACAAACATTTTGTAGTACAATACACAAAGTTATTATAGAAAACACTTTTCCTGATATCATCAAAATGGTACCAGATCAAAAATACGAATCTATAAATAATTACAAAGCATTTCCGCCTGACAAAAGAAGGTGGGGAGATATTAACTAGGAGCAACAATGAATTTTATACCTTATGTAGTAGAAAAAGTAGCAGGTGGCGAACGTAGTTACGACATCTACAGCAGATTATTAAAAGAAAGAATTGTATTTTTAAATGGCGAAGTAAACGATCAGGTATCAAATAGTATTTGTGCTCAGTTACTTTTCTTAGAAGCAGAAGACAGTACAGAAGATATTAATTTTTATATTAACTCACCAGGTGGCGTAGTTACTGCTGGTATGGCAATGTATGACACAATGCAATATATCAAACCAGATGTGTCAACTATTGTTATGGGGCAGGCATGTAGTATGGGCAGTCTACTTGCAACAGCAGGAGCACCTGGTAAAAGATTTATGCTACCAAAAGCAAGACATATGATACACCAGCCAAGTGGTGGTGCAAGAGGACAGCAATCAGATATCGAAATTGCCGCACAAGAAATACGCAGAATGCGAACAGAATTAACTGAGATCTATGTAAAACATAACAGCAAAGGAAAAACCTTTGAAGAGGTTAATGCTGACATAGAACGTGATAATTTTATGACAGCCAATGAGGCGTTAGATTACGGGTTGATAGACGAGATTGTTGATAAACGTCCATAGTAAAACAGATAAATATCTGTATGGATCTATTAAAAGAATTTAAACCTCAAGTCTATACACCTAAAAAAGTAAACAAAGAAGGCTACGACGAAGACGGGGTACTTCACGATAAGTGCGGTACACCTGATTGTTGCCAGTCTTGTGATACTGCTGAGGAGCAGGACAATGACAAAACCATCGATTGATTTAACATTTCTAAAGTATAAAAATTCTATACAAGATCCTGATATATTTGATAACTTTCTATCATTAGGATTCAGACAAGCAAACGAAAGCCTAGAAGATGTGTCTTCATGGCATACCGCCGGCGGTGTTATACTGCATGTAAAAACTGTAATTAACGAGAATAGCGGTGTATATGGATTAGGCTTTTTTAGTGATGAACCAGATGGGTTTCAAGAGTTAGAAGATCCTAATGGTTTCTCATTAACTGTGGCAGGCGAACATGCAATGGAGTCTTATTTAAATGATTCCTTTGATAGAAGAAACGTAACACGTGACCCCAGTGAGTTAATTAATTTTTATGGGTTAGTGTATCATACTAATAATATGCAAGAAACCATAGACTTTTATATGGCTAATTGGGAATGGCAAATACTAGAGCAAGAAGAAAAATACACTTTATTAACCAGTTCTAATAGCAGAAGTATTATAAAGTTCGTTGAAGCAGAAAACAATGCAATACAGACGGCGTATGTAGGCGTAAAAGACATTAAACACCTCAGGTCACAACTGTCTTTTGAGGACTATAACATTGTAAATCCAGGAAGATCTAAACTGAATAATTACAAACTACCTGCAGGATTTAACGAAAGTATTATTAACAATTATCAACTATCAATTGGCGGTAGAAATCAAAACTTTGCTATTGAGTTTTGTGTAAAGAATGCTTTACCAAACTTAGATATGATTTTTAGCCAACGTTTTGCATTTAATACATTAAGTCAAACAAACTATGACAAATTCTACGAAACCACTGAACCAAGTATACTCTGACGAAGAAAGCAATATAATCTTTGGTAAACTTGACCCTACATTAGAAGAAAGAACCTTTGGTATGAATTCACTATGGGAGTCCTTTAAGTACAAGGCACCTATAAATAATAAGGCACATCATAAATTGTCTAGAGAGTTTTGTTTAAAAGAAAAATTAAAGATATATGATGTAATGATTAGGGGAAGACAGATAGGTTTCAAAGATAAAATGGCTTACACTAAGTATCTTTTAAAAGTAAAAAATGTTTAATGATTTTAGCAAATACAATGATGAGGAACTTCTTACTCACATAGACGATTTGTCTAAGAAGTTACTTACTGCTAATCCAAACTATCCTGCTTTCAGACAGTTAGAAGAGTATATTAACGAAGCAAGATTTGAATATAGAGAACGTATTCAATTGAACATGGCAAAAAAAGATATAGAAGAGGGTGTCGGTGTATACGAAATAGGCGAAGGTGAAATGGAAGTACAACCTGATCCTGTACCTGAGGAAGTTAAAGAAGAATTAAGACAAACAGCAATTACAAAATTACTAGCACAACATTATGTTTATAACAACAAGAAATAATTACACTAAAATAACAAAAGATATCTATATGATGAAAGTATTATCTAGTACAGAAGATACTATGTACTCTTTAGATATAATACCATACACAATCAATATTGAATTTACACTACTACCAGAAGATGGCTTTAAAGAAAAAGATGTTTCATACTATCATTCACTAAACTATCACAAAATGAATTTTATGCTAGAAGCAGTATTTGATAATTCATTAGTATTTGATCCAGGAGGTGCTAATTTTGTTTTAAAGAATTGTATGGACTTAGATAATCCTTTAGTTTATGTTCCTAACACTGGCGATGCATGTTTAAATATAGTTTTACACTCTAAGTTTAATGCAATCACAGAGCATTGTTACATAGGTAATGTAGAAATCATTGACTTACGAACAAAAACCAGTTATACTTATACAGATGATGAATTAAATTATGAGTATTTGCCTAGCATGGACACAATGATAGATGGTATAAAGTTCAATGAAATACCATGGTGGTTTAGAAATGACATATCCACATACGATGGTAGTGCAAAAGATCAAGAAGAATATGATAACTTTATGGCAAACCATTTTGAAAACACGCAACATCATGTAACAGAACCGTTTGACACAATTGAAAACAAAGTTAGAACAATACTTAATCCAGAATCAAAAGACACAGGCGAAATTATTAATTTAGATGAATACAAAAAGAAATCATGGAAACCAAAGATCGTTTAGATAAGTTCAGTAGAAGTCAAAACTGCGAAAACGTTGGCATTGAGTTGCTGTATAACAACAAAGTGCTAGAAGGCATTGACTTTATATCTACTGAAGACGTAAACACTTTTAATAGTAATTGCAATGAACTGGAAATAAATCCATTACAACTGTTAGCCAACATGGGCATCGACGTAGATACATATCATACCAGTATGCAATCACAATGGATGATTCCAGATCACTATAAAGATATAGATATCGATCAATATGTTGTCCATAAACTACCACCCGAACCCACCCAAGATCAAATAAATAGAGTAGTAGATGAATTAGAACTGTATAGGGCCAGGAACCTATATCCTATTCTAAGGGCATTGATATATATTATTGATACCATGCGAAAACATGAGATTGTTTGGGGTGTTGGTAGAGGTAGTAGTGTTGCAAGTTATGTATTATACTTAATAGGCATACACAAAGTTGATAGCCTTAAATACAATTTAGACATTAAGGAATTTTTAAAAGATGAGTAAACATTTAACAAGCAAAGGCAAAGTCATAGATATGGAATCTATTATTGCTCAGCAAGGCGATGCTCCTGCTATTGGCAACATGCCCGTAAATGGTAAAGGTGACCTCATCGGACCAGGTGGCCAAATTATCAAAACAGCAGATCAAAGAGCAAGAGATCATTATAAGAATGTTGATGGTTCTGAGTCTGGTCAAGTTAGTATTAAAAATGCACAACCATCCTTTAGTGGTGTAAATGCAGAACCTTCTGATTTATCACCAGAAGTCAAAACTGCCGCAACAGGCAAGTCAGAGGCTAAAATAAAGCCAGACCCAGTAGTTAAACAAGAACCTGTAAAACAAGAAGTTAAAATGCAAGAAGAAAAAGATGTAGAAGAACTTACTAAAACACAGGTTGCAAAATCAAAAGCACAGGCACAAAGCAAAGAACCAATAGGGTATAAGGAGGTGGAACTGCCCAATGGAGATATAGAAATGGTGCCAATATTTGAGGACGACTGGGAAGACGATGCATAGATTAAAAGCAATAGGTGACAACCTTTTATGTATAAATGGCGACTTCGGTGAGAAGAAATTAGCCAGTGGTATTATTATACCAAACGATGACAGCAAGGAATCAGGTGTTAGAAGCAGATGGTTCCAAGTTTTTAGTGTAGGTCCAACTATCAGAGAAAAGTTTGGCGACGAACTTAAACCAGGCTACTGGGTAGTAGTTAAACACGGTAGATGGACTCCTAATATACAATTACCAATTGATGAATACAGAGAGCAACTCTCAGAAACGATTGGTGTGATGCCTGAAGATGTAGACAAACATGTTTCTTCAGGAGCCAGATACAATGATAAATTTATGTTTTGGAAAGTAGACTATCATGACGGTGTACTAGGGTATTTCCCAGGAAGTGTACTGCCAACAGAATACTATGAAAGCCAGCAAGTCACATCTTCACTAAGAGATGATCAAAGAGTTTATACTGCTAAACAGACTGCTAAACAAGAAATTTATACTGAATCTGGTGAAGTGTGAGTATAGATACACAGTCCTTAAAAGAATCACTAGGCGATACAGCATTAGCATTAGTTATTAACTTTCCGCTGAACATGTTGCTATTGTACATTGCCAATAGAACATTCATACCTAATTTAGATAGCGAAGGAGATATAATCTTTTGGACTTCGGTATTCCTAACATTTTGGTTTACTTTAGTTGCCATTACAAGAAAATATTTTGTAAGGGTTTGGTTTAAGAATAAAGAATTGAGGAAAGCACATGCCGTACATTGAAAAGACAGGTAACAGAGCAATAGCAGAACAACTATGGCAATGGGAAGGAGTAATGCACGACCCAAACATAGATGGCTTTAATGGTTGGGGTTGTAAGAAAAAGATTTATGAAGTTTACTTCCAAGCCAAAAAGGCATTAGACAATGCACCTACTTATGTAGATGAAGATATATTCTTACACGAGCATAGAAAAAAAGAAATAGAACATCAACTTAAAAGAAAAAGATAGTGGAAATCCTGATTGGCAAAAAACAAGCATACCCTTTTGTGTTTGTTAAAGGTAGACGTTGCGGTTCAAACTCATTAAATGTCTGGCTTGAAGCATACATTGGTAGAGAAAATTATTTAGACTTGTCAGGCGACAACTGGTCTATTAATTATGATTTATTTGATGTAGTAGAAAACGATATACTAGCCGCACCTAAAGTAACTTTTTGCCGTAATCCATATTCAAGAGTAGTAGCAGGTTATCTAGCAGACATTTGGCATTATGCTCCTTACTTTCCTGTAAACATAAGTGACCCTGATCACCCTAACCAACCACCACCCAATGCAGACCATTCTACACAAATTGATATGTCTCTATATAAAATGACTGATGATATGGACAAGCACATAGAAGCATTTACATATTTCTTAGATGAGATGTGCGATTACATGAGCGGCAATGAAGCAAGGCATTGGTGGCAAGTTACATTGGTAAACGAACCTTTGATACATACAATACTAGACAATGAACCATCCAATATAGAATTTTTTGATTTTGTTTTAAAACAAGAAGAACTACAAGAACGTTGGCCTGAAGTGTCTAAATTAATCATAGGCAAGGAAACAAAAATACATAAAGCAAATAATTTTCATGCTAGACACCCAAGCGATAATAGAACAACATCAGACTTTATGCAATTATTAGATCACAACAACAATAGAGACAAAATTGCAGAATACTGGAAAGAAGATTTTGAATGTTTTGGCTACGAAAAATAGTTGACTTTTATCTACATTTAGTTTATAATACACAAAAGGAATATATATGAAACAAGGTAACTTATTTGATGAACTGTATGATGCACAGGAAACTGACGATTATACAGATGATACTAATCATGCAAATGCAAATGGTTTGTATCCAATAGCAAGTGAAGATGTTATTAAGCAAGAACTAGTTACATATTATAGAGTTGCAGGTGCTGTTAAGAAAGTAACAAAGTCTAGAAACTTTCTTTTTAATGAACATAACGACACAACAACTATTGAGGTTTTTAAATGAAAGAATTATGGGTAGAAAAATACAGACCTAACACAGTAGATGGATATGTATTTAGAGATATCAATCAACGTAAGCAGATAGAAGGCTGGATTAATGATGGTGCATTGCCACACTTACTGTTTAGTGGTGCTCCAGGTACAGGTAAAACTACATTAGCAAAGGTATTGCTACACAGTTTAGAAGTAGATCAATTTGATATACTTGAAATTAATGCTAGTAACGAAAATGGTATTGACGTTATTAGAGATAGAATCACAAACTTTGTGAGTACTATGCCGTTTGGAGAGTTTAAGTATGTATTGCTAGATGAAGCAGATTACATTACTCCTAATGGGCAGGCGGCGTTACGTGGTATGATGGAAATGTATCATACAACTGCTAGGTTCATATTAACCTGTAACTACCCACAAAGAATTATCCCGGCTCTTCATTCTAGGTCCCAAGGTTTCCATATTGAGAAACTAGACATAAATGAATTTACAGCCAGGATAGCAACTATCTGTGTTGAAGAGGGCGTACAGATAGATTTAGAAACCCTTGACACTTATGTACAAGCAAGTTATCCAGATCTTCGTAAGAGCATCAACTTGGTACAACAAAATGTAGTCGACGGTGTATTACAAAGTCCTCAAGATGGCGATGCCGCACAAAGCGACTGGATGCTATCTATGGTAGAGTTATTCAAAGCAGGCAAATACAAAGAAGCAAGAACACTTATTTGTGACCAAGCAAGGCCCGAAGAATACGAAGATGTGTTTAAGTTTTTATACAGGAACTTAGATTTATGGGGAGCAGAGCCACTGAAGCAAGACCAAAGCATTGTTATCATAAGAGACGGTATGGTGAAGAGTGTGTCTTGTGCAGACCCAGAGATTAACCTTAGTGCAACTCTAGTAGAACTAGAGATGAATGCTATGGGTTAATAAATATTAGCATGAAAAAGAAAGCAGTTGTTATATCTGAATCTAACAAACAAAAGCCAAGAATATCTAAAGAAATAATTCGTTCTACTTTTCCAGCAAACTACAGATCTTTAGGTGCTCATGTTATCAAACACGAGTTTGAAAAGTTAGGTGTAGAATCAACTGTTATAGATTTTTGTTTTCATTTTGACGAAGAAGACTTAATCAAAGGTGTAATAAATTTTTTACGCAATTCAGATGTACAGTTTATATGTATAAGTGCCACTCTATCTATGGGACTAGAGCAAGAGTATATTGCACTTGCTCGTAAAATTAAAAGTAAATTGCCTAATGCAAAAATATTATATGGAGGCAATAGAAGAGTACAACGTAACGACATGGAATACATGAAACATTGCGATGGTATTTTCTTAGGTAGATGTGCAGAAATGCTAACAGATTTTGTTGCTGGTAAAGACATGTCAAAGTTTATACAAAATCCAGAGTTTACAAATATTTTTGCTAACCATAATTATAATTATGACATTGAAAAACCTATTACATACGGTTTATTTAAAGATGATGACTTTTTAGAATCTACTGACGTAATAGGATTTGAAGTTGCATTAGGCTGTAAATTTAATTGTAGTTTTTGCAATTATCCATTACGAGCGTCTAAGACTTTATATATGAATTGCGAAGAGCAACTTTATTACACAATGCAACACGCATATGATACATACGGTATTACACACTTTTACGCCGCAGACGATACAATTAATGAGTCAGATGAAAAACTTGAATTACTTGCTAAAGTTGTTAATAAATTAAGTTTCAAACCCAGAATAACATCTTTTGCTAGACTTGATGTTATGGCAAAAAGACCTCACCAGATTGATTTGTATAAAGAAATTGGAATGAATGGTGCTAACTTTGGTATAGAAAGTTTTGGTAATGCCGCAATAAAAGCCACAAGAAAGAAAAGCACAATAGAAGATCTTGTGTATGTTTCTCAAAGGTTAAGAAAAGAAATAGATGACTTTTGGATTAGTTCAGGTTTTATATTTGGATTAGCAAACGACAGTTACGAAGAGTTTGAAAAAAATTTAAGATACTGTGAAGACAATTTACTTGTTGATAATGCTGGTACTATAACATTAATCATTGAGCCTAAAAAGAATCATCCTGGCTACAAAGACTTTGGAGGAGAATGGTTAGCATGGGACGAAGGCGCCTTTGCTGATATAGATATATACCCAGAAAGATTTGGTTACACCATAGACGAAAATACATTAGAATGGTCAAACGAATACACTAATAAATCAGAAGCAAAAGAACGTACTGACATAGCCTCGAAAGCAATACAAAAAAGAAATGTCATAACAAATCATATTGAAGCATTTACTTGGCAAAGTGTCATGGCACAAGGCATAGCATCATCAAGAAACGACTGGTATGAACAAAAAGAAACCTTGTCAGGATTAGGTCTTGTTCAAAAAGCAACTTATATTACAGATCAAACAGTAAATAGGTATGTAAATAAAAAATTAAATTGGTTACTTAATGAAGTATAAAATAGGAATTATAGGTAAAGGTTTTGTAGGAAGTGCTGTCAGTGATGGCTTTTCTAATATAGAACAGTACGTGGTGGATCCTAAAATTTCAGAGGACAACACAATTGATAAACTTGTCAATGACTTTGATCCACCACTTACTTTCGTTTGTGTTCCGACACCACCTAATGAAGACGGTAGTGTTAATGTAGACATTGTTACTGAAGTTCTACAAGAATTAAACGATTGTGAGTATAAAGGTATAGTTGTTGTTAAAAGCACAATTATACCTGACTACTTACATATATTTAAAAAATCCTACAAATTAAAAATAGTTTATAATCCAGAGTTTCTCACTGAAGCAAATGCTTCACAGGACTTTGTTAATCCAAACATGCAAGTACTCGGAGGGAAATGGAAAGACTGCGACACAGTTGAAAAAGCATACAATAGGTATAGCAATGTGAGAGTAGTTCCGACATTCAAAGTAGACTTGAGTACTGCAAGTTTGATTAAGTATACTATTAATAGTTGGTTAGCAACTAAAGTTGTTTTCTTTAATGAACTATACAACCTACAACAAGCAAGTAGCAGTATGGTTAGTTGGGATCAGTTTACAGATATGCTAACAAGAGATCCACGCATGGGCAATAGTCATATGAAAGTGCCCGGGACTGATGGCGAGTTTGGCTTTGGTGGACATTGTTTTCCTAAGGACACAGAAGCATTAATCAATTATGCTCAAAGTAAAAACATTAAATTATCACTGCTAGAAAAAGCAGTTAGTAAAAACAAGAAGATAAGATGATAGCAACTATAGAACCCATAGTAGAAACACTAGAAGCATTAGAAACTGATTTAGACCGTTATGAATACTTAATTGAATTAGGCGACAGTCTTGCAGGTATTGGTGTTACAGAAATGATTAATGACGAAAACTATGTTGCAGGATGTCAAAGCGATGTGTGGTTAACACACATACTAGACGAAAACAATACATTGCAATTCTATGCACATTCAGACAGTAAACTTGTTAAAGGTTTATTACATATTTTAGTAGAGGCATTCAGTGGTTACCAACCAAATGATATGCTTAATTTTAACATGTCTTCCGTACAAAAGATACCATTAGGTGCTCAACTTAGTATGCAAAGACAAATTGGTATGATGAGTGTGTTTAGGAAAATGCAATACATATCAAAACAATATACAGCATCAGCATGATTACAATACCCGATATAATAGGATTCACAGGTGTGGCATTACTTATAGTCACATACGCATTATTACAATTAGAACGCATAGACCCTAAGGGTTTTTGGTACAGTTTCAATAACTTAATTGTAGCAATACTTGTAACAGTTAGTCTAGTTTACACACCTAACCTAGCAAGTTTGGTAATAGAATTCTTTTGGTTTATAATCAGTGCCTATGGAATCTACATGTACTTTAAAAGGAAAAACAGTTGAAAATAGCAATTACAGGACATAGCAAAGGCATTGGTAAAGCATGTTTTGATTTACTAAGCAAAGAGCATGATGTAATTGGTATGAGTAGAAGCAATGGCTTTGATATAAATGAAATTAAACCTATCATAATGACAGCCAACTCCTGTGATGTGTTTATTAATAATGCATACAGTGGCACTAAACAATCTGAACTTTTTGATCAATTGTTCAACTTGTGGAGAACAGACGATACTAAAACTATTGTAAATATTAATAGTAGAAGCAAGTATGACGGTGTTAGGACATCATTGTATGGAGCAGATAAAAAGCATTTAGATCATATAGCACAATCTAATGTATTCAGCGATATGAATAAAAGAGTCAGAGTAATTAATATTAATCCAGGCTATGTAGATACTGATATGATACCGCCACGTGCTAAAGATTACAATAAACTTTCACCTGAAACAGTAGCAGAAGCAATTAAGTGGTGCATTGATAAACCACAAGAAATAGAAATCAACGAGTTATCATTATGGTCGACCTGGTTACAGTAGCAGAAGAAATGATTAAGTACGAGCCTGAATTTAGAGAAGGTGGGTTTGTCTACACGCATATTAAACAAAACAAAAGCGACCCTCTGGTTGCTATTAAAAGTGCAGTTGATAGGATGACCGACTTGTATGATTTAGAGCATAACCAAGTCGGCCAAGTTAGCGAAATTATCTTACAAAGATTAGTTTAAATCATTATAGACACTTAGTATTTCTGCAACAGCAGGGTGCCTTTCTATATCTTTGCTAGTAAATTCTATTGTTCTAATGAATTCGTAATCCTTTTCTTCTAGTCTTTCTAAGAAATCCTTTAATCCATTGTCACCAAAGCCTCTATCATGTTGACGTAAGTCACCGGTAATAACCATTTTACTGCCTACGCCTATTCTAGTTAAAAGCATTTTCATCTGTTCAATAGTTGCATTTTGCATTTCATCTGCAATAACAAATGAGTTTTTAAATGTTCTACCTCTCATATATGCCAGTGGTGCAATCTCAATAATGTTTGCGTCTATCATATTTTCTATGTGACTGGGTGTAAAGTGTTCCTCAAAAATATCTATAATTGGCCTAGTCCATGGAGCCATCTTATCCTGTAATGTACCAGGTAAGAAGCCGTGTTGCTCATCAACACTTATTGCTGGCCTTGTAATAACTATTTTGGACACCATTCCAGACATTAACGACTGTACGGCCTTCTTTGTAGCAATATATGTTTTACCCGTACCTGCTGGTCCTACAGCAAATGTAATAGACGTATTTGTATGCTCTAGTGATGCAAGTAAATTGTCTTGGGTTATGTTTCTAGGTACTACTGTACAATTAGCCGTCTTCGTATTATATCTGTTATCAAGTTTCAATATTAATTCCTCCGTTTGTAGTTGGCGTATTTTCGCCTTGAATTCTCGTTCTTTGCGTTTTTTTCTTGACATGGTTGTCTCCTTATTAGAGCCATAAAAAAACCGTGCATGGGTTCCATGAACGGTGGGGTTCTGTATGTATTTCTACAACTTTTTAAATGGTTGTTAATCATCATGTAATATTATTTAGTATTTGACGTCAATGTTAAAACAACTCATTTAATAACTTTGATAAATACTTGTATGTCAAAATATACATCTGAAGATATAAACAACACTATTAAAGCAATCAACCAAGATCGTACACTTCTTGATATGCTATTAGAACTAGATGGTCTGTTTGAGCACCTAGGTATTTATGCATTTAAGAACTGGAAGAAGGGCAAGATAGTCGAAGTAGGACGTCCTAGTAAATACTGGATTGACCTAACATTGATGTATGATAAAAACGATATGCCAGACCCAGAAGGAGCATTACGTTTAACTAACAAAGATTGCAAAGTTAAATTTAATGAAGATGTATTTGAATATCCTAAAAAGATAATGGGTCCAGATGATATAGAAGTCGAAATCAAACGTAATAGAGTGTACAGAAAAACTAAAACAGAATCAGATCCTGTATGGTTAGTCGAATTAAGAATACCAAGAAAGTATTTAGAACATTATGATGAAGCAGAAACTAAAATAAATGACGATGTTATATCTACACAGGATGCAGACGAAGGTGCAATGTTACAACAAGGAGTTGATCCATCAGCACCTGCACCAGCAGATCCACTAGGAGGCGGCATATAATGAAGCACGAAGATTTAGTAGACTTAGTTATACCTAAAGTAAGCCTAGACGAATTTGCACCTAAAACAGGTGACAACAAAGACGTTATTGTTATAGGCTTTTATGTAGATGATCTTGATCCTGCTAAAGACTTATCAAACTTTATTGAGGCCGGAGCATACGAAACATTAGATTGTGAGGCATCACCTGCCTCAAATGAAGACGGACACTACATGGTGTTTGTTGAAGTAGACAGAGACGATAAAGTCTTTGAGAAATTAGATAAAATTTTACATGATGTAGAGAACTTGTCTGGTAAATTAGCATGGACTGTAAAGCCTTACTATGCAGAACAAGATTTCAAACTACACGAAGATACATGGAAAGATTTTGTAATAGTGGACCCAGATATGTATGTAGATAAAAAAACATTCCAACAAAACAAAGTACAAGCAGAAGAATCTGCTTACAAAGAAAACTTAGGTAACTTTTTAATTGACAGTTTAATGTCAAACGTAAGTTTAGATAAAGACACAGAAAGAGATACAATACAATTTCAAAGAGGTAAAAGAGTATTTGAATTTGAATTAGTCAACTTTGGTCAAAAAGATATACTAGAAGACATTTCATCAGAACCTATTAGAAGTATGTTAAGCGATGACTTGGCATTTGCTGATGCAATTGGTAAAACATACGCAATTAATAACTTTAGCGATGGTAGGTTTACAATTTCTAGAGAAGGCAGTGACGATGTTATGTTATTGAGAAAAATATGAGAGTAGAAATTTTAGAAGTCCTAGAAGGACATTTTGGCAAAGATAAAGATATTACTGTAGACAGTCATATAATGGACGACTTAGGCGGTGATGAATTTGACATAGTTGATGTATTTGTTCAGATAGAATCCAAACTAGGTATATCCATACCAGAAGAAGAAACATTTGATATAATGACTGTGTCTGCACTATGTGAAGTAGTAGAGAGACATGTTGGGTCAAATTAAACTAGTTTTCTTTTTTCTAATGTTGTCCGGGGCCGCAGGAGGCTTATGGTATGTACAACATCTAAAAGCAGAAAACGAAATCCTTACACTAAACAATGAAAAACTTAATAATGCTGTTGAGCAACAACAAGCAGTTATTGAGCAACAGTTACGTGATATAGAAACTAAGACCGCACTCAATAACCAGTTAAATGAAAACAATGCTAAACTTACAGCAGATTTAAATCTTGCAAATGAAAAGTTTAACAAAGTAAATGCATCAGGCGAAAGAAGAGATGTTGGTGCATTAGCAGTAGCAAAGCCTAAAAGTATACAAAGAATAGAAGGCAAAAGAGAAAAACAAAGAGCAAGGTGTTTTGAAATAGCACAAGGCTCACCACTAACAGAGGAGGAGTTAAATGCAACTAAGAAATCGCAGATTAATGCAGAATGCACTAATATTGCCAATCCTAATTACGTTCCTTATTAGTGGTTGTGCATCTACAAAGTCTTTAGAAATCTTTACTAAAGAAGTAGAACGTATGCCCTTAGACTTAGATATGCCTCCAGTTGTAGCATTGGAGCAAATTAATTGGAAGATTATAAACGAAGGCAACCAAGAAGAAGTATTTGCTGAACTTAAAAAAGCAAACATAGATGCTGTATTATTTGGTCTTACTGACGAAGATTACGAACTATTACAAAAAAACAATGTGCAAATGAGAAATCAAATCATAAAGTACAGAGCAATCATAGAAGCATATAAACAATACTATGAGCCAGAAGAACAGCAAGGCAAAGAAGACAGTAGCAGTATTATTAAGTCTAGTGACTTTGAGCCAAAAAAACTCACAAAAGACGATTAACACTTGACATTTCTGTCAAAGAACATTATAATAAGTTAATATGGATCACTACCAAACATTGGGGGTTAGCCGCGATGCTGATGCCTCCGCTATCAAAAAAGCATATCGCAAATTAGCGAGTAAGCATCATCCTGACAAAGGCGGTAACCCTGAAGAATTCAAAAGAGTGCAAGAAGCATACGACACACTAAGTGATCCACAAAAACGTAGTCAGTATGATAATCCTAATCCTTTTGAAGGCTTTGGTGGTGGTGATCCTTTTAGTGGCGCCAATCCGTTTGGAGATATATTTAGAGATATATTTGGACAAAGAGGTCAACGTCGTAGAGAACAAAACTTTGATGCTCAAACAGATATACTATTATCATTGGAAGATGTGTTTTTTGGTGTAACAAAAAGAATAGATGTTGGTACAGGTGTTATAGATCTCAATATACCAAAAGGCACAGAAGAAGGTACTCGTTTCACTTTACATGGCAAAGGCCCACAGCAAGATCCTAACTTACCGCCAGGTAATTTATTTGTAAGAGTCAGATATCAGCCACATAGAGAATTTGCTAAAAATGGTAACGACCTTATTGGTATTGTAGAAATTGATTATCTAGAAGCCATTGTTGGTACCACTATTGAAGTTAGGCATGTTAATGGCAGGATGTTATCAGTAAACATTCCGGCACTAACACAACCTAACTCTAGACTTAAATTAAGAGGAGAGGGTTTTACAAATCCACGTAGCAGTATAGTAGGAGACTTCCTTTTACAAGTGTCTGTTACTGCACCCGAATCCATAGATCATGATCATGTTAACCTTATACGAAGAATTAATCAAGAACGTAGGAGAAATAATTAAATACTATTATGAATGTTGAAGGAATTATAGAAAAAGCATACGAAATATCTAATCAATTTAGTCATGAGTATATGACTCTAGAGCATGTTGCTCTGGCTCTTATTAAAGATAAAGAGATTAAAAAAGTATTAGGTGAATGTAATGTTGAAATTAAACAATTAGAAGCAGACATTGTGACTTATCTTAATGACGATGAGTACAACAATCTTAAATCAGAAGGCGGTAGCACAGGCAAGCCTAAGAAAACTGTAGCAGTTGAACGTGTCTTTCAAAGAGCATTTGCACAAAGTATCTTTAATGGTAGAGATAAAATATCTGCAATTGATTTGCTAGTTAGTATTACAAATGAAGAAAATTCACATAGTGCATATTTTTTAGCAGTTAATGGTTGCCATAGAGAAAATTTAATTGAAATATTAGGCGATGTCGTTGAAGGCGAACTAGTAGAAGAAACACAAGACTACATTAAAAACTTAAACGAAGAAGCAATGAACGGAAGTATTGATCCTCTCATTGGTAGAAGCGAAGAAGTAAATGATGTTGTTGAAATACTTGCTAGACGTAAAAAGAATAACGTATGCTTAGTTGGTGAACCCGGAGTAGGTAAAACTGCTATTGCAGAAGGTATGGCATGGAAAATTATCAACAAGCAAGTTCCTAAAACACTAGAAGATAAAACTGTTTATCAAATAGATGTTGGTACAATGTTAGCAGGTACAAAGTTTAGAGGTGACTTTGAAGAAAGACTAAAAACAGTTTTAGAACAGATAGAAAAGAACGAAAATGCTATTCTGTTTATTGACGAAATACATATGATTATGGGTGCCGGTAGTGCTGGTAGCAGTCAAGTAGATGCGGCAAACATGTTAAAGCCATTGTTAGGCAAAGGTAAACTATTGTGTATTGGTGCAACAACACCAGATGAATTTGCAAGTACATTTGAAAAAGACAGAGCATTAATGCGTAGGTTTGCAAGACTAGACGTAGAAGAAACAACACTTAAAGATACTATTAAAATATGCCAAGGCTTACAGCCATACTACGAAGAGTTTCACAAAGTCAAGTATGAAGAAGGTGCTATAGAAAAAGCATGTGAATTGGCAGACAGATATATTAAGAATAAGTACTTTCCAGACAAAGCATTAGACATTGTAGATGCCGCAGGTGCAGTCACTAAAGTATTAGAAAAGAAAGTTGTAAATCTTGACTCAGTAGTAGCACAGGTATCAAAGATTGCTAAAATTAAACAAGAAGTAGTAGATGTTAAAGACACAAAAGGCTTCAGCAAGTTAGATAAAAAGATTAAAAAGAAAGTGTTTGGACAAGACGAAGCAGTCGATAAACTAGTAGAAAGTATACTTGTTAGTAAAGCAGGCCTAAGAGAACCAAACAAACCAATTGGTAGTTTCCTATTTGTAGGACCGACTGGTGTAGGTAAAACAGAAACAGCAAGAGCATTAGCAGACGAATTAGATATTAAACTTGTTAAGTTTGACATGTCAGAGTATATGGAAAGACATAGTGTAAGTAAACTAATTGGTGCTCCTCCAGGTTATGTAGGACACGCAGAAGGCGAACTAGGACAAGGCATGTTGCTTTCTGAAATTGATAAGAATCCTAATTGTGTGTTGCTACTAGATGAAGTAGAGAAAGCCGCACCAGAAGTATTACAAGTGTTACTACAAGTAATGGACGATGGTAGACTTACAGGTGCAACAGGCAAGCAAGTAGACTTCAGTAATGTTACACTTATAATGACAAGTAACTTAGGTGCCGCCAAGGCAGAAACAAGCAAGATTGGATTTGGTGAAACATCACATACAGACACAGATATAAAAGCAGTCAAAAGTTTCTTCACACCAGAGTTTAGAAACAGGATAGACTCTTATGTTAAGTTTAACAAACTAGGAATGAAAGAAGTTAATCTTATTATTGATAAAATTGTTAGAGAAACAAACGAATTACTTGCTAGTAATGACAGTAAAGTTAGTATTGAACTTACCAAAGCGGCTAAGAAATATATTGCAGATAACGGATTTGAACCTAGCATGGGTGCAAGGCCTTTAAAAAGATTGTTCGAAGATGTTGTCAAGAAGCCAATTAGTAAAAAAATATTGTTTGATAAAATAGAGGAAGGCGTAGTACTTGTAGATTATATTGAGCAGTTTGAATTCACTGTCAAATGAATTTAGGCAATACTGTTTCCGGTATAGATATCCGGCCATCATTTAAATTATGGTGGAATAAGTATCATATCAAAGCAGAAGTAAAAGGCAATTGGCTTATACACGATCCTATGGTATTAGAAGAAATATACAAATTTCAAAATCAGTACTGCTGGGACACAATGAAATTTGCATGGCACAAAAATTATTCAGTGTATTTTTCAGATAGCAAAGTTGCTAAAAAATTTATTAGAAAATTTAAAGATAGTATAATTAGTGTACAAGGTATACGTTCGCAAGAAGAATATGATGTTATTACATCAAATAATCAAATACTTAGAAGACAACTGTTTTTTAATAAATATAGATATGTAGCATACAAGTATTGGCCAAATATTGATTGGGTTAAAAAAGTTAGCAAACTTAGTATGGATGCAAAAGTAACACACACTGGTGATGGTTGGAAATCAACAGTTTACATGACCAATAAAAAAGATGTTGCTAAATTACAATTAACAGTAGGTAATAGCGAAATATATAAAGTTGTTACCACAGAGGAATTATAAATGGGATTATTTGGAAGAGACACAAAATTAGATAGAGAAGCAGTTTTTGAGCAACTTAAAATAGATGAAGGAGTAGTCAATGAGATCTACCTCGACCACTTGGGATACCCGACTTTTGGAGTGGGGCATTTGGTCCTCGACACCGATCCAGAGCATGGAGCAGAAGTTGGAACACCAGTATCAGAAGAACGTGTTAAAGAATGTTTTGAAAGAGACCTTGACACAGCAATATCTGAGTGTGAGTTATTATACGAAGAAGGGGTGTTTGGAGACTTACCAGACGAGGTCCAGCAAATCTTGGTTAATATGATGTTTAACATGGGTCGTACAAGACTTAGTAAGTTTAAGAAAATGCATGCCGCAATTCTAAAAGAAGATTGGAAAGAAGCCGCAAAGGAAGGTAGAGATTCAAGATGGCACAAACAAGTAACTAACCGTGCTGAAAGACTGATGACTCGACTCGAACAAGTTTAACAACATTCTCATAAGTGCCTTATTGAGATAAATACAATTGAGGCTACTTATGAGAAGAACATTAGAAATGCTAGGAAACTCAAGCGATAACATGAGTTTAACCGGCGACAAAATCAAAGCAGATAGTTATTTCGGTTATACGGACGGAATTCACTCCGTTAGTGTAAAGTTAAATGCTTTTGTAGGCAAGATTAAACTGCAAGGCACACTATCATTAACCCCTGAATCAGCCGATTGGGGAGATATTAAACTAATTGAAAAAGCATCTGCAACTACAGGCACAGAAATTCACACATTTAAGGGTAATTATGTATACCTAAGAGCCGTTCTAGATAGAACAGGAGTCGGCGATGGTAGTACATACGAGTCATCTTACGGTAGTATCTCACAAATTTTATTAAGCAATTAAATCAACTTAGTTGATAAATACATTATAATTGCAAATTAGAATAGGAATACTATGCCAAATGTAACAGGAGATAATTTAACTTTTAATATAGACGGGATCACCGATAATCAGATCCTAGTTTACGATTCTGCACAAGGAATTTTTGTAGCACAAGATAGTTTGTCTTCAGATGCCAATGCCGCCGTTACTGGTGGTGCTAATGTTGGTGCTTCAGGCATTGGACTATTCTCAGCAAAAGACGGTTCACAATTAAACTTTAAAAAGATACAAGGCTCAGGTGCAACAACTGTAACTGAATCTGCAAACGTTATTACTGTTTCCTCAACAGCATATACACTACCAACACCATTAAGCATTCACAATGTGAATGGCAATACAAATATCTTCTCAGGTAGAAACTTTGGTGATAATGCTAATATCACAGCATACGCAGGTATATTAAATAACGCAAACTATCCTACTAACAGTCAAAGTGCAGGATTTGATGCTAAAACAAGATTTGTTATTAGTTCAAACGATGCCGCAGATGTAGAACTTAGTTCACAACATAGTTTAATATTAGGAACAAAAAGCACAGATGGTCATATTGAAGTTAGAAGTGCAAACAGTACTGTATTTTATGTAGGTAGTGCAAGTAGTACAACACCAGCATTAAAAATAAATTCTAATAGAAGTACAACATTTGCTAACGCATTTACATTACCAACATCAGATGGTACTAACGGACAAGTACTTGTAACAAATGGTTCAGGTGGTGTTAGTTGGACAACATTACAAACTGGTGGTTTAACTGCTAGTCAACTAACTGCCAACTTAGCAAATTATATTCCTAAGAGTGCCACAAGTGCACCAGATACAACAATGTCATATGACATTGGTAACAGCAATTACAAATATTTAAATATATTTGCAAACAGATTTAGAGGAACAGCAGACTCGGCCATTAGATTAGAAGATGGCTCAACTATTATTACAGCGGCAACATTAGCAAACGCAGTCAACAAAACAAATAATTTAAGTGACTTACCAGATGCCGCAACAGCAAGAACAAATTTAGGTGTTTACAGCAAAGCAGAAGTTGATGCCAATATTGCATCAGCACAATTACAAAATGCTATAAGCACAGTTACTAGTGTTGGCTCAGCAAATACAATCAGTGCCACAAGTGCCACCCACGCAATTAGATTTGAGGGCGGAACAGGTATTGATGTAAATCAATATACAGCCAACAATACTATACAGATTTCAAAAACAGATGCTATCACAGGCGTATTTAAAAACGTCGATGTAGATGGCACACTTCTTATTGCAGATAACAATAATGATACATTAAATTTAGTTAGCGGTAGTAATGTAAGTTTTACTGCTAATCCAGGAACAGATTCAATTATAATTGATGCTACATTAAATGATAGTAGTATTGACAAGTACACTAAAGCAGAAGTTAATACAGCAATTACCTCTAATGTATCTGCATTAAGATATTATAAGAGTTTTACAGGCGATTCAGGTTCAACAGATGCTAGTGCCAAAGACGATACATTTAATATTGTTGGTGGTACAGGTATAACAACATCAGTTACAGGCGATACAGTAACAATTAATAATACCCAACTAAATGATGGTATATTTAAAAATATTAGTGTTGCTGGACAAGACTTAATTATTGCAGAAAATAATCAAGATACATTAAATTTTGTAGCAGGTAGCGGTATTTCGATTACTGCTGATGCAAGTACTGATACTATTACAATTAATAACACAGGCAGTGGCGGAGGCGGTGGAGCCGGCGAAGCATTTAAAACTGTAAGTGTACAAGGTGGTAATAGTGTAGTAGCAAATGTAGCCGCAGACCAATTAACATTTATAGCAGGTGCTAATGCAACAATATCAGCAGATAGCAATGCTCAAACAATTACAATCGATGCTACCGGTTCAGGTTCAGGAGTCAAAGGTGATACTGGAGCAACTGGCCCAGCAGGTAGTGATGGGGCAAAAGGACAAAAGGGTGAAGTAGGAGAGACTGGCGCAACAGGAGCCACAGGTCCACAAGGAAATGTAGGTAATACAGGACCTGCAGGAGCCAATGGAGACAAAGGTTCAAAAGGAGATCAAGGTGCCCAGGGAACAACTGGTGCAACTGGAGATAAAGGTGCACAAGGAGATGTTGGACCAACAGGACCAGCAGGTGCAACTGGACCAGCAGGAAACGATGGAGCAAAAGGCGAAGTTGGCCCACAAGGACCACAAGGAACTGCCGGAGATAAAGGAGCCACTGGAGCAACAGGACCTCAAGGAGATGCAGGACCAACAGGACCACAAGGAACTGCTGGAGATAAAGGTGAAGTTGGAGCAACTGGACCACAAGGACAAAAAGGTGAAATAGGTGCTGGTACTAACCAAACACTAAGTATGACAGGTAATGTCATTTCAATTAGTGGCGGTAGTAGTAATGTTGATATAAGTTCAGCATTAGATAGTGTTGATGCCTCAGTTGCCGTTGCAAATGTTTCCCCAAGTGGTGGCTCTGAAGGCGACTTATGGTGGGCAAGTGATGACGGTGATCTATACATTTATTATGATAGTTCATGGGTAGCGGCCTCATCAGCAGGAGATAAAGGACAAAAAGGTGATACTGGACAAAAAGGTGAAACTGGAGCCACAGGTGCTCAAGGTACAACTGGTGCTCAAGGTGTAGCAGGTCCAACAGGTCCACAAGGATCAAAAGGTGATATAGGTCCACAAGGTTCAACTGGTGCTCAAGGTGCCACAGGACCTCAAGGTGCTCAAGGACAGAAGGGAGCCACAGGTGCTGATAGTACAGTAGCAGGTCCAACAGGACCAGCAGGAGCAACAGGACCAGCAGGTCCAACAGGTCCTCAGGGAGATGCTGGTAACGATGGAGCCAAAGGACAAAAAGGAGAATTAGGACCACAAGGTGCAACTGGACCACAGGGTGGACAGGGTACTAAAGGTGAAGTAGGTCCACAGGGTTCAGCAGGTGCTACAGGACCAACAGGACCTCAAGGTAACGTAGGACCAGTAGGTCCAACAGGAAGTAAGGGTGACAAAGGTGAATTAGGTGGCCCAACTGGACCGACAGGTGATAAAGGACAAAAAGGTGACACTGGACCACAGGGTACAGCAGGTAGTGACGGTAATGCAGGTCCAACAGGTCCACAAGGACCAACAGGTGCTAAGGGTGAACCAAGTACAGTAGCAGGTCCACAAGGACCAGCAGGATCAGATGGAGCAGATGGATCAGATGGTGCGGCTGGAGATAAAGGACAAAAAGGTGAGCCAGGTGGCGGCGGAGGCGGCGGTTCCGTAACACGTGGTAACACTTATGAAAGAATGAAACTCAATTACAGTACGTCAGGCGCACTATCAAGTATATCAGATACTACAGCAGGCATTAATGCTACAACAATTACCAGCGATACAGGTGCTGAGATTGAAGTACAGTTTACAGGATTTGATTATCCACCAGTAGCAATTATGGCCCATGGTTATCAATATGCGTCAAACAAATACAGCATGAATGCTGTTAGTGGTGACTGGACAACAAGAACAGTAGACGGCGGCGGAAGCAGTGGATCTCCAACAGCATTTGGAAGTTTCTCAAGTGATGCTAACGTAGACTTGAAAGTCACAGAAGCGATAACAGGAGCAAGTAGATCGTTTGGAACAAGCACCCATGCTTGGATTACGTTTGTGATGGCGGAGTAATACTATGTCTTATAAGACTAGTCAAATAGAACTCAATGTACCAAATAAAGTTTTAGGTGTTAATGTAACTAGCATTACTGGTAAAACTGTATGGCCACATGCTAACGGTTCAGCAGACAGATGGTACTCAGGTGGTAGTTCCCCAAAAAATTATCAATGGACTATTGTGTTTTCAGTTACATCTCAATCACATGGTTCTCACTTAACAAGAAAAGACAGAGAGTTTAACGGACTTGATGTAGCAGTTGGCGACTGGGTAGCAGGAGCAACTGACGGTAAGTGTTTAAAAATTATTTCAGTTGACAGCAAAAGTGCTAGTTCAGTAACATGTGTTGTTGAAGACGTAGCACGTTACAATACATTTAAAAGTAATACAGGACTTGGTATATTCAATAGTGGTAGTGCTGTAGTGTTCACACTAAACGAAAGTGGACACCCAATGTTAGATCCACTTCCAACTGGTATTGTTAGTTCGGACTTTTACGCAAACGTAAACAGTAGATTTCAATACTTAAATCCACAATTAAATTACTTATTAGAAAAGACAGCACACGGTTTTAGTGTAGGTGATGTTATAGCAGTCAGTGATACAGGAGATTTTGTTAAGGCAAATGCCGCTCTAGTAAGTAAGAGTTTTGGTGTTGTAGTAGAGAATGGCCCAGGACCTAACGCATTTATGGTGTCACCTAATAACAGAATTATAGACTTTGTACCAGCAATACCAGGTTCAGCAGGAGATTTTATTTACGCAGATACAGATGGAGACTTAACTACATCTGATACAGGTAAAATAATGTTCTTAAAGATTGCTAATGCTGTAGAAACAAGCACAACTGGTTCAGCAATAAACCCAACAATACCAGATGGTACAGTTGTTAAATTTAATGGTGTAAGTCACACATTTAATGGAGCAGGCTTTAGTAGTACATTATCAGAAACTGTAAGTCAAATAAATGGACTTAGTGGTACAAGTATAACAGCAGATACATCACCGGCACCAACAACTGTGACTTCAAGTGCTAGTGGAACAGCATACGGACTAGTTGGCGGTTATACAACATTTAGTGCTATTTTTAATGGCGGTAGTGGTAATACAACAGTAAACTTTACTACTAATGCCGCAGGACAAAGTGCATACGGTATAGCAGTTGCTATTCCAGAAGACATGGCAACAGATATTAATGCCGCAAGTATTCCTAATTTGACTGCTACATTTACTAGTAGTGCATTAACACTCACAGAAGCAAACGGTAATGCTATAAACATCTTTAATAATTCTAATGATACTAACGGTAATCCATTTGTAGGTAGTAGTAATGTTTCTGGGTTACCTTCTTTTACATCAGCAAGTACAGGTAGTAAACTAAAACTTACTAGAACTGATGGTGGGCCAATTGATATTTACGATAGCACAGGTAACTTTGAAAACAACGCAGGTATTTTCAGTGTACACAATGGAATGTTCCCATTAGCAATGAATGTAGAACAAGGTATTAGAAGTGCTAGTGTAACAGTAGTATCAGATATAAGTGCTAGAAATTCACTATCACCTACAACAGGTGACCAAGCATACGTTATAGATAACGGTGTTGGTGAGTGGGCATTATACTTATATGATGGTAGTAGTTGGACTAAGGTAAGTGACCAGGATAGTGCTAATACCGACGCACAGACGCTCACATACAACGTAACAGCACCAGTAGGAGGCTTTGGTAACAGTCAAAATTATGACTTAGGTAATGTATCGCCAGGTGGTAAAATACAAAGTGTTAGTGTCGAAGTACACACAGCATTCACAGGTGGTTCACAAGAAGCCACAATGGAAGTTGGTACCACAGTAGATACAGATTTCTTACATGGACAGGACGATAACGATCCTGGCTCAGCAGGCGGATACATAACAAATCCAGAGTATGTATGGCCTTCTTCTAATACAGATGAATTAGAAGTAAACTTCAGAATCAATCATTACGGCGCAACAGCCGGTAATGCCACTGTTAAAGTCACATACGTTTAAAAAAAGCACAGAAATTTTAAGGTATTTAAAGGCCAGTTTTTCTGGTTCAAAGATAAATAGTAGTACACAATACATCAACACACATTATTCCGGAACAATGTAAAAATTGAAAGAGGGAGTTGAATACCCTCAAAAACTCCAAGGAGAAAATCAAAATGGCAGATGTAAAGAATTTTGGTCTAAAAGGTATATCCAACGATGTACAACTTGGCAAAGGTGGTGGACGATTTAAGTGGGTAAGTGCTAATGATAGATACGAATTCACAGGGTCAGATGGTTCAACACTTAAGGCTATTAGAGCCGCCAACGTTGACGTTCAAGGATCATTACTTTCAGACGATATAACATCAAGTAGTGTTACTGTTAACGGTGACGCAGTCATTACAGGTGACTTAACGGTTAATGGTGCAACCACAACTGTTAGTTCAACTAATACAACAATCAGTGATGCCTTACTAGAATTAGGAACAGGCACAACTGGTACACCTTCAAACGACGTCGGTCTTGTTATCGAAAGAGGCGACAGCGACAACGTATTTTTAGGTTGGGACGAATCAGCAGATAAAGTAGTATTTGGAACAGGATCTTTCACAGGTTCTTCAACAGGTGCTTTAACTTATACTGCGGCTGACATGCAGGCGGCTGGAATCACAGGTTCTAGTTTTACTGGTGCCAGTGGTGCGTCAATCACAGCATTCCTAGATGAAGATAATATGTCTTCAGATAGTGCTACTGCTGTACCAACTCAACAAAGTGTGAAGGCTTATGTTGATGGCGAAGTTACTACTTTAAACAGTACTATTACAACAGCAAACAGTAACATGCTCACGTATGTAAATACTGCTAACACTGAAATGAAAGCATACGTCGATGGCTTAGACAGAGACGATGACTTAGCATTTACTGGTGACGACGGTACAGGAAGAACTCTAGACTTAGATACTGGTACATTAACTATCGCAGGTGGAACTGGAATAACTTCAGCCTCCGGCGCAAGTAGTGTAACATTAGGTTTAGATAATACAGCCGTTACAGCAGGTGATTACGGTGATGCTTCTAATGTAGCAACTTTTACAGTTGATGCACAAGGTCGTATAACAGCGGCGGCAGAAGTATCAATTGCAACATCATTGACTATCCAGTCAGATGATGCGGCTGATAACGTAGTTGCATTAGCAAGTGACAAGTTAAAACTATTAGGTGGAAGAAACATTACTTCAAGTAACACAAATGATGACGTTACTTTTGCAATGGATCAAACATTATCAGATATGACAGCAGGTACATTTAGTGGATCACTACAAGGTGGTACATTAACAGACGGAACTGCTTCTATTAATTCTGGTAGTGCTACTGGACTAGTAAACGTAACTGCTTCAGGAATTGTATCTTTTGGTACATTAACTGACAGTGGTGAAAGTATTGCAGTAACTAAGTTCGTTGATGAAGCAGACGGAATTAGTAGTAACGATAACGATACTACTTTACCAACATCAGCGGCAGTTAAAGACTATGTTGATAACAACGGTGGTGACGGTCTTACATTAAGAGCAAGTTTCACAGCAAACAGCAGTGACTCTTCTTTTGATATAGGTACTGTACCTAACGTATCAGGAAGAACATATTACGCAAGTAGAGTGATTCTTAATGTTACAACATTGATAGCAGGTGGTTCAGTTGACGGTATGTTAGTTAAAGATAACGCAGGTGCAGGTAATGTACTAGCGGCTCATACAACTAACGACGTTGCAGTTGGAACTTATGTTATTGACTTACCTTTTGCAAGTTCGCTAACTAAAAATGCGGCAGTACAACTTGAGTTCGTTCAAAGTGACGGATCAACAAGTGCTACACCTACAGCAGGTGTTGTAACAGGTGTTGTTGAATACAAGTATGTTGTTTAATCGTTTAGTTTAGACTAATCAAAATAAACATTGGAAAAGCGGCTTCGGTCGCTTTTCTTTTGACTTGACACAGAGGATAAAAGAATGTATAATACATGTATGAAAAATAAAGTTATATTAACAGACTGCGACGGTGTGGTATTAGATTGGGAGTTTGCATTCCATAATTGGATGGAACACAGAGGACACTTCCCAGTAGAAAATCACAGATTACATTACAGCATTAGAGAAAAGTTTGATCTTAGAAACGACTCTACTGGTGATCAAGTAATTAAAAATTTTAATGAAAGTGCGGCAATTGGATTTTTGCCTCCACTTAGAGATGCTCAATACTTTGTTAAAAAGTTACATGAGCAACATCAATATCAATTTGTAGCAATTACAAGTTTGAGTTTAGACCCTTATGCACAAGAACTTAGAACTAAGAACTTGAATAAACTGTTTGGTGACGACTGTTTTAAAGAAGTTATTTGTTTAGATACAGGTGCAGACAAGGATGAAATATTACTAGAGTTTGGTAAAAAATATCCTGGAGCATACTGGATTGAAGACAAGCCACAGAATGTTGATTGGGGCATAGATGCTGGTCTAAAAGGTATCTTAGTTGAACATGGACACAATATGCATTACAAAGGTGATGCAAGTGTATGTAAAAACTGGGAAGAAATATACAATTTAATTGTAAAAACCGGTTGACCTCGACCCTAGAATTTGCTATAATATATACATAATTTAGCAAAAACAGACGGTAGGAGGTCTTTATGCAAAACTTAAATACAACAAATCAAAGCAAAGATAAAATTACAGCACCACTAGGTTACTGGATTAGTTCGCTTACTTTGATTGACAAGGCATTGCCTAGTTACAATATCCAACTTACTGGATTAGAAAGCATGTGGTACAATCACGAAGAAAACATTGATCACCCAGAAGGTAGCGAATATCCAACTGGTGTCAATACTGCTCACAGAAATGTGATGGTGAAAAGAGTATGTGATAGTGTTTATGCTAGAACAGGTATCAACCCTGCAGATTATTCAAATGTTATTCATGCAAGTACATCACCTGGTAGAAACAAAGATGGCAGTTTCAGAGATGATGTTGTTGAAGGTAGATATGTTTTGAGGAATGTGTAATGGAACTTTTAGAAATTAAACAAGCAATTAAAAACGGTAACTTTAGTTTGTCAGAACTTAACGAACTAAGTGCATTTACCAATTCTGTTAAAACACTTAATGCTAAAGCAAGTCTAAGTGTCGGCGACAATGTATTTGTTGTTCAAAAAACAAAACGCACACCTGGTGTTATTACCAAAGTGAATGTTAAGAAGGCTATTGTAGATATGCGAGGCCGTTCATATAGTGTTCCACTTTCAATGATAGAGGCCGCTTAATGAATATTAAGAAAGCAAGAACAGGTAAATGGTTTGAGGATCAGTATAGTCTTACTGATCTTCTTTCATTGTCAGTAGCAGTAAACAGAGTAAATGGTGGTTACATCAAAAAGGATGCCAACATCGAAGAAGATGAAAACGGTTATCAAAAGAAATTGCCTAACCTGTTTATTATCAATAACCACTTAGGTATTGAAAAATTCAAAACATCTCGTATTGATAAAACACTAGATACCTATTACAATGATATCTCAGTTGTTGAAAGCGATAGCGAAAATGTTGAGCATATGATTAAATATTTCAAAGGCCTAAGTCTAAAAGCAATCAAACGTGACATCAGTGACTTTGAAAAATCGATCCTAGGACTTATTAATAAGGAATTTGTTCAATACAAGGACATTGGTATTATTGCAAGTTTGCCTAGTGTATATGAAAACGGACAAAAGCAACGTGCATTTAACAAAATGGAAAAAGAACTTGCACAACAAAGTCAGCATGTTGGAAGACTACATGAACGTGAAACATTTAATGTTGAAATACTTCACAAGAAATTTATTTGGAGAAGTAACAGTTATTTGTATGTTGCCAAAGAAGGCAACTCCAATATTGTAAAATTCTTTTCACAAAAGTCTAATGCTGACGTAGGTGATAGCATTACTATTACTGCATTTGTCAAAGATCATACAAGTGGCAAAATGTCACGTGGTGCTGAAACTTACTTGAACAGAGTTAAGTTTTCTGAAGAGTAGCAATTAAATAAACCATAACCCTTTGCATAGTGTCCGGTTCTACAGTAAGGTCCGGGCAACTATGCCAACCTTTACTGCTTCTTGGTAATATGTATGCCCTATTAGGAACATAAGGCATTTGGTGTCCCATTCGTACTAATTTACTATCTTCGCCAAATGTAGGATCTAGTCCTTCGTCTATGGCTTGATCATAAGCACAATCAACCTCCCAAAACATAGTACCTGTGTGTGCAAATTCATCTGTATCTGCTAATGAATGCTGAACTGTATAATAGTAAGAAGGGTGATCTACGTGAACATCATGTACTGAATTTTTGTTTGTGTCCATCCACATAAACGGTTGATTGATGTTTACATTACTTGACATATTCATTACATTACCTATTGCATCTAAAACCTCTTGGTTTCTATACACATATTCTGTGGCTATTTGCAATGCTTCTTGTGGGTCGTCTGGACCTATATGATACCCATGTCTACCTGGTAGTTCCTCGTTTTGCCATTGATTCCATGGTATACAATTTTGTACCTGTGCGTACAAATCAGGGTGCATAAAATTTTCTACATCCATAACGTGTAGTTTATCTGTTTCAATTGGTGCTGTATCTAATATTCTATCTACAGTCCATTTAGTGTATTCTGTACTCATACATATATTTATAAAAAAGATAAATATAGTTAAGTCCTAATAGGATTTGACTACATGTTTACATGTAGACTAGCAGTATGCTAGACAAGTACATATTGGAGAGACGTAACTAATGGCAATCATAATGAACGCCAAAGGTACCTCGCAAAGTAGTTTTAGAATTGGAAAACGCGGTTCTAGAATTTACGGGACATCTGACGCACCTAGTGACGTTAGTAATATCTCGACAGGTGATCTTTGGTTCGATTCAAGCAATACACTATTAAAAATTGCAACTGTATCAGGTGGTTCTGTAACATGGAATAAACTGACGGTAGGCGATGCTGACACATTAGATAGCATTAATAGTACAAGTTTTGCTAGAATTGATACAGACAATACCTTTGCAAATGATATTACTATAACAGGTAATCTTACTGTAAACGGTACACAGTCTATCATTAATACAGAAACTCTCAATATTGCTGACAATGAAATAGTTTTAAACAGCGACCTTCCATCAAACCAACCCGCAACTGCTAACGCAGGAATATTAGTAAACAGAGGTAACGAAAGTAATGTTTATATTCGCTGGGACGAAGAAGAAGGCGAATGGACCGTAAATGGTCAAACGTTTAGTGCTGGTGCTTTTGTTGGTAACCTAAGTGGTAATGTAACAGGAAGTATAGCACCCAATGGAGCACCTAACGTTGTAAGAGCAAATACACTTATTGTAAACGGCACTTACACTATGCCAACAGCAGATGGTAGTGCTAATCAAGTATTAACTACAGATGGTAGTGGTACAGTAAGTTTTGCTAATGTAGATGCTACACCAGGCGGCAGTAACACGCAAATTCAATATAACGATGAAGGTACATTCAATGGTTCATCAGCATTTACATATGATGAGTCAGAAGCAAAACTATCAGTAGGTGGTTCTGTTTCATCAATATTATTTGAAACTGTAAGCGATTACGGTGCAATTACAGCCTCAGTAACAGACAGTTTAGACTATGGTAATTTAACAGATTCAGTAGTTGCCCTAGTCAACAGTGACTATGGCGTTGTTGAAACAAGTGGAGGACCAGTTGAGTTTCCACGATATGCAGTATTATCAGTACCTGATGCATCTGCATACATTGGGCATATGATATATGTAACCAATGAAACAGGAGGTCCAGTAATGGCATTTAGCGATGGCACTAACTGGAGAAGAGTAACAGACAGAGCAGTCATAAGTTAGTAGGAGAACATAATGGCAGAAGAAACAACAACAGCAGTACACCATCCGGCTGATACAAATGGAGATGGGAAAGTTTCAAAAGCAGAAGAGCAAATGTACTTAGAGTTCAAAAGAAAAGAACTTGAAGATCTAGATGCAATGAGAGATGCTCAACGTAGCATGGCTTGGTTTGCACTAAGTGGTATGTTACTGTATCCTTTTGCAGTAGTAATAGCAGTATTGGCTGGCTTAAATCAAGCAAGTGAAATACTAGGTGACATGGCCGCTACATACTTTGTAGCAGTTGCCGGTATCGTTGCCGCCTTCTTTGGTGCTCAAGCATTTAGTAAAGGTAAGTAATTACTATGGTAGATAAGGTAAGAAAACATTTTGTAAGGATTGTAGTTGAAAAGGAAATATCACGTGATGATATTGTTGACTTTTTTGACATAGTTCAAAGTGTTGTTCCTACCAAAGTATTTTCATCATTTGATGGTAGTGGCAATAAAGTTAAAGCAGAAGTAGTCCATTACGAATCAGATGATGTACAAGTGTACGAAGTATTAACTGAAGAAGATATTAGTGCTGAGGAAGGCACTAAAATTGCAGATATACTTGCAGAAGAATTAGATGTGGTCGATTGGGACTTTGAGGCCAGTACTGAATATTAGTACTTGACCACAATCTACTTTTTTAGTATAATACTTAGATAATTAATTACATACACACAGGATTATTATGGCGTTCAATAAAACATTCAATCAAGAAGAAGTCGCAAGACTTAAAAAACTAGTTCAAGAAGGAGACCAAGTCCTTTACGAAGTAGAATCACTCCAAGTAGGTTTAAGAGAAACTGTTAAAGCAATAGCAGAAGAAATGGATATTAAACCTGCAATCCTTATGAAAGCAGTTAAAGTTGCTCATAAGGCATCATTTACTGACGAAACAGACAAGTTTGATGCACTAGAAACTATTCTAGCCGCAGTCGGTAAAGATCACTTATAAAACAGGACCAATAAACTAAAAACAGGTTGACAATATAGTTCTATCTGTTATACTACTAATATGAGTCTGACTGTAGAAAAGGTATATTTATTTGACATGCAATGGACAGATGATGCTGACTATGAGCACATCTTCGAAGATCGCCTGCATGACACAATGATTCCTTTCTTTGCATTTGGTGAAGAAGCAACCTTTTCTAGAGAAGTAGACTATACAAGCAGTTATAAACCAGTAGCAAAAATATATGCAAAGTTTATAACAGAGGCAAGCAAATATAAATTTATGTTAAAATATTCGGACAAATTAAATGAGTTACGTTGACGCAGTTTTTGAACAGAACAAAGGCATAGTAAGAGTCGTTGAACGTACTAAAGAGGGCGAACGCAAGATTATTGATCACCCTATGCGATACTACTTTTATGTAGATGATCCTAAAGGCAAACAGCATAGTGTGTATGGCGACCCAGTAAGTAAGATTACAGCAAACAATTGGAAAGACTTTAAACGTAATGTTGCATTGTATCAAAACAAACGCACATATGAAAGTGATCTAAAACCTGTAAACAGAGTATTAGCAGATCATTACTTGGGCATGGATGCACCAGACTTACACAAATGCTTTTTTGATATCGAGGTAGACTTTGATCCAGATAGAGGTTATAGTTCTCCTGAAGATGCATTTATGCCTATTACCAGTATCAGTGTTTACTTAGACTGGATGGATAAGATTGTTTGTTTAGCAGTTCCGCCTAAGACACTTAATTGGGAACAAGCACAAAAGATAGCAGATAATGTAGGCGACACTATATTGTTTGGTAATGAAAAAGCAATGTTAGATGCTTTTCTTAGTCTCATAGATGATGCAGATATATTGAGTGGTTGGAACAGTGAAGGTTATGATATTCCTTATACTGTAAACAGAATTATCAAAGTGTTAGGTAAAAGCGAAACAAGACGTCTGTGTTTACTAGACAAAAACGTGATTAAAAGAGAATATGTTAATCACGGTAGAGAAACACAAACATATGACTTAGTAGGTCGTGTACACTTAGACTATATGCAACTGTACAGAAAGTATAACTATGAAGAGCGTCATAGTTACAGACTAGACTACATTGGTGAAATGGAAGTAGGTGAAAAGAAAGTTGTGTATGATGGTAGTTTAGACAGACTATACAATCACGACTTTGAACTGTTCTTAGAGTATAACATACAAGACACAATGCTACTTAAGAAACTAGATGATAAGTTGCAGTTTATAAGTCTTGCCAGTGAGATTGCACATCAAAATACAGTATTACTTCCAGTAACAATGGGTGCGGTACAGACTATTGACCAAGCAATAGTTAATGAAGCACACAGACGTGGCATGGTTGTTCCTGATAGAAATAGAACTAAAGATTCAGATAACCCATGGGGGCATACAGTAGCAGGTGCCTATGTGGCATTTCCTAAGAAAGGTATGCATGAATGGGTAGGGTCGATGGACATAAACAGTCTGTATCCTAGTGTCATTAGAGCATTGAATATGGCTCCTGAAACTATTGTAGGACAACTAAGGCAAGAGTACACAGATAAAGAAATTACAGAAAAAATGCAAATAGAAAAGAAATCATTTGCAGATGCATGGGCAGGTAAGTTTGGTACTAATGAATATGAAATGGTTATGGCTAAAGATGTTGACAAGCCACTTATATTAGACTTAGAAGACAAAAGAGAAATTAGTGTTAAAGGTGCTGACGTGTATAACATGCTGTTTAATAGCGAGGAGCCATGGTGCATTAGTGCAAATGGTACTGTATATAGAACAGACGTACAAGGTATTATACCCGGTCTATTAGAGAAATGGTATTCAGAGAGACAAGAATTACAGGCTAAAAAGAAACAAGCAACAACACCAGAGGACATAGCATTCTGGGATAAGAGACAGTTAGTTAGAAAAATTTTACTTAACAGTACATATGGTGCTATTTGTAATCCAGGTAGTAGGTTCTTTGACCATAGAATAGGACAAAGTACAACACTCACTGGTAGAGCAATTACTAGACACATGGGAGCAGAAACAAACAAAATGTTGACTGGCGAATATGATCACACAGGCGATACTATTGTTTATGGTGATACTGACTCTGTATATTTTAGTGCTCATGAAATTAGTAAAAAGCAAGATATTGAGTTAGACATGGATAGTGCTATTGCATTATATGATAATATTTCAGATACAGTTAGTGACTCTTTCCCTTCATTTGCTAAACAGGCCTTTAACATTTCTACTAGTCAAGGTAATATACTTAAAGCAGGTAGAGAAGTTGTTGGTAGAGCAGGTATCTTTATTACTAAGAAAAGGTATGCTATCAATGTATTAGACTTAGAAGGTTGGCAACCAGAAGGCGGAAAACTTAAAGTAATGGGCCTAGATCTTAAGAGATCAGACACACCTGAGTTTGTGCAAGACTTCTTAAGTGACATACTAGGGCAGACACTAAACGGTGACGGTGAAACAAAAGTACTTGCAAGTGTAAGAGAGTTTAAGAAGGAGTTCAAAGCAATGGACTCTTGGAAGAAAGGTATGCCTAAAAGGGTAAACAACTTAACATATTACACAGAAGCATACAATAAAGCATTCAGTATGAACAAGAGTGCTAGTCTTTACAAGTTAGAAAAACTCAAAGACGAAAAGAAAGTAATGATTCCTGGGCATGTTAGAGCAAGTATTAACTGGAATAACATGTTAAAAGCAAACAGTGATCAATACAGTATGCAAATAACAGATGGTATGAAAGTAATTGTGTGCAGGTTAAAGAGTAATGCAATGGGTTATACAAGTATTGCATACCCAACAGATGAAATGCATATACCAGATTGGTTTAAACAACTGCCTTTTGATGACGATGCAATGGAAGAGGCAGTAGTTGATAAGAAAGTAGAAAACTTATTGAATGTACTAAAATGGGATTTGTCGCAGACAGATACTAGTAATACATTCCATAGTTTATTTGATTTTGATGATTAACTTGGTCGTTAGGTATCAAACGGCCAGGATTTATAAACTTTTTAGGTGTAAAGGCCTAAATAATAACTTTAATATAAGAGGTGACAACATATGATAAAAGATATATTTAAAGACATACTAAGGCATACTCACGCCTTAGGTTTTATTGAAATGGTTAAGATTAGTGGCGATGAGTCGTCTACTACAATTGAAGCCATGGATGCAGACAAAACTGTTATCCTGCAAGGTAAACTACATAATCCTGTAGCAGACTTTGTAGATCAAACAGTAGGTCTTAGCAGAATGAGTGTACTAGATGGATATTTAAAATTTCCAGGTTTTGTAGACGAAGGTTCTGAAGTAAGTGTAGAAACACAGAGCAGAAACGGAGATGACATACCTGTACAAATTAGTTTTAAAAGTGCAGAAGGACACACTGGTAGTTACAGATTTATGTTAGCAGATGTAATTAATCAGCAACTAAAATCTGTTACAATGAAAGAGATCCCATGGGACGTTACTATTGTGCCATCACAGAAGAACTTAAAAGACTTAGGTTACTTCAATGGTGTGTTAGGTGGTTTTGAACCTGTGTTCTCTCCAAGTACAGAAGATGGTGCATTATATTTTAGCATTGGCGAAGGTGCCGGTGATAAAGGTAAATTACCAATCAACAACAATGTCGATGGCGAACTATCCGGTAACTGGAAATGGGAAATTGATAAAGCACTAAGCATTCTAAGACTAAGCGATAGTGCTAATTGTACTGTTAGTTTTGCTAATGCAGGTGCAATGCAAATTGTTATTGACAGTGGTTTAGGCGAATACAAATACATATTACCTGCTAAGAGTTAAACATGACAGAAGACTTAGGAAAGAAGCACCAGGATTGGGCAGTTTACCTGCCTGCTATTAGTGGCTTCTATGTAACACAATTACAAAAGATGAATGCTAATCCAAGTGAATGGAGATGTCCTGAAGGCTTTGAAAAAGGCACACAAGGCATGAACTTCCTTGATCCTGAGAATAGTTATTATCATTATCCATGGGGTCTATACTCCGGTGGACACGCACACTTAGATCCTGTAAAAAGTGACGAACGTGAACCAATGATACAAGGCAGAGACCGTAGCAAAACAATGATACTAGGAGACTCAGGTGGTTTCCAACTTGCTACTGGTGTTATTAAAATGGATTGGAGTAATGCAAAAGATCCCAATGACCCTGCTAGAACAGAGTTTTGTAATAAGATACTTACGTGGTTAGAGCATACAGCAGACTGGAGTATGACATTAGATGTTCCTGCTTTTGCGGCAGTTGGTAAACTAAGTGAAAGAACAGGACTTACAGAATTTCAAGACACACTAGATATTAGTCTACTTAATTTAGACTATTTTATGAGGAACAGAACACCAGGTGCTACCAAGTTCTTAAATGTGTTAAGTGGTAGTAACGAAGAAAATAGCAAACAATGGTATGATGCTGTAAAGCATTTTTCCAATAAAAGTTTTGTGCAAGAAGCATACGGTGATGAGAATAGAACCTTAGAAGGTTACGCATTCGCTGGTATCAATATGAAACACATGTATAGTGTGTTAAGTAGACTATTGGATCTTAGAGAAGATGGTTTACTTGAAGGTAAGGATTGGATACACTTCTTGGGTACTGGACGCCTTAATTGGGCATGTCACCTTACTAGTATCCAAAGACAGTTGAGAAAATATGACAATCCTAATATTACACTATCATTTGATGCGGCATCACCTTTTGTTAATACAGCATATGGCCAAACCTACACACATAATGAGTTTAGAGCCAAGCGATTCGGATACTTTATGGATAGAGCATTCGATAACAAAGATCTCAAAGGATCAAAGATGCCTATGCCTTTTGCACATTCCCCTATAATGAGTAGACTTACAGTTGGTGACATCTGTGTTTTAGGACATGGTGATGTTAATAGGAATGGTAAAGAGACTACAACTAGTTGGGACACACTAAGTTATGCACTTTATATGGGTCATAGTGTTTACAATCACATTACAGCAACGCAAGAAGCAAACAGACTTGCTGATATGGAAAAACACAGAACACCTACACATTGGAAGAACTGGAAGAAGGTAAAAGGCAGTAGTGTGAGCAATGAAACTTCTCCTTATGTACCAGGTACTATTTTGATGTTCGATAGTTTTGCAGAAGAAGTGTTAGATCCAAATAACACCAATGCAAGACAAATGTTAGAAGATAACAAAGAATTTTTAAAAGAGATTAGTTTCTCAGACGGTAGTGCTGAGCAAACTACATTTGGTTCGTTATTCGAAACAGAAGAATACGAGTCAGGTGACAGTGAAGCAGACATGCAAGAAGATATAATGAGGGCCGATTATGACGGAGAATAAAGCATACAGTGGTACATACACATTCGAAGGGCATGACGTACAATTTCATGTGTTGGAGAATGGTGCAACAATGGAAATAGTAGAAACTAAAGACGGTAAAACAATGCCTGTTAGACTTGTAGACCTTGAAGAAGGTGTAGACTTTCAGGATAAGTTAATTAAATGGGGGTACACTAGTTACTAATGGATAGAGAAGGACACGAAGACGTAAAGTTTTTTGTTGGTACTGAGGTAGAGCAATCTCCTGCATACGGACAAAAAACATTATTTGTAGTTGGTTATCAGCCTAAGGAAGAAATACTTGCTAGGGCATTAAACAGCGGGTGTCCACATATCTATTTGGGTGCCAACCAAAGTTTCAACCCTCCAACTGATAAGGATTGGCAGGGTTGGGACGAACTTATTACTGGACTTTTAAAAGATGATATTTGGATTACGTTAGACTTTGATGTTAGTTTAGCAGAAAGAGTATTAGAATGTGGCTGGACTGAGTATAGTACATTTATACCAATGATTAGTGTTAAGTTACCTTACATTAATCAATTTAACTACAATGCTACACTTAAACTAGATGACAAAGACTTTAAAGCAACTAATCCAGGTGTTTGGTGTCATAGTTTACATGAACTACAAAATAGAAAAGGATTTACAGACTGGACAAAATATACCAAAGACGAGGTTATTGATTAATGCGAGACAAGTTAGCAATGAGCATGACAAAGTTTTTTCGCTTTATAGCAGATACATTCTTTGCTAAACGTTATGGTCATAGAGCAGTTGTATTAGAAACAGTAGCAGGTGTTCCTGGCATGGTTGCTGGTATGTGGTTACACATGAAAAGCCTGCGTAAGATGAAAGTTGGGTATGGGCCTGACATAAGAGAGATGTTAGCAGAAGCAGAGAATGAAAGAATGCACTTAATGTTCTTTATTGAGATAGCACAACCTAATTGGTTTGAAAGGTATTTGGTTTTGTTTGCTCAATTTATTTTTATGTTATTTTACTCTGTATTGTATATAATAGATTACAAAACAGCACACAGAATGATTGCTTACTTTGAAGAAGAGGCAGTAAGAAGTTATACTAGTTATTTAGAATTAGTTGAAAGTGGTGAAGTGCCAAATGTACCTGCACCTAAACTTGCTATCAAATATTATAAAATGAAGGATGATGCTAAGTTAAGTGATTTGATTAAAAAAGTTAGAGCAGATGAACAACATCACAGCAAAATTAATCACAAGTACGCAGATGGCGATACATCATTTAAAAGGAAAAACGGTTGACATTGGCCACAAAAAATGATATAATAACTAATATGGAGAATCTATATGGAGGAAGGTAATTTGTACAAAATGAAAATGCGTAAATTGTTCTACATGGGTCTTGAGTCTTATGAAGCAAGATACACATTACAATTACAAGACTGGAACGAGCGAGAGTTTAAAAAGCATGATATTGATTATGAAATAATCAAAGGTGAAGAACTTGATAACAGTAAAGCAATCGTTACAGGTAGTGTACTTGATGCACATGGAAGAAGTTATTACAGTCTAAGTCAAACAATGAACTTAGTACAGAAAATGAAGAACGGTGAAATCACAAGCGATGACGTAATCTTCTATGAAGATATGTTTACACCAGGCTTAGAATGTTTACCTTACATAATGGACCAGTCTCCAGAAGAATACAGACCTAAAGTATTCCTAAGGTTCTTAGCACAAACAACAGACCCAGATGACTTCCTTATTAGAGAAGGTATGTTTGACTGGATGCGTAGATATGAACAAATGGTAGATGAGTTTGTTACAGGTATTATTGTAGCAAGTGAAGAATTTGTAGCACACTTAAGAACAGCAGGATTTAAGAAGCCTATATATGTAACAGGCTTACCGTTTGGTAAGGAAGAAGTGCAAGAACGTGTTCCTAATCCTAAGCCACTTAATGAAAGAAGTAACAGAGTAGGCTTTGCGGCACGTTGGGACGATGAGAAGCAACCACACTTTTATATGGACTTAGCAGAGGAGTATTACAAAATAGATCCTACTGTTGAGTTTGCAATCTTTTGTGGACACCCAGAACTTAAAAGTTCAGATCAAGAGTATGTTGATAGAGCATTAGCATTACAAGAAGGTGATACTGCAAACTTTAAAATTTACACAGGCTTAAAGAAAAACGATTACTATAATTTGTTAGCAGACAGTAAAGTGTTATTCAATTGTGCATTGCAAGATTGGGTAAGCAATACTGTTAGTGAAGCCGATACATTTGGTACACTTACACTATATCCAGCATATAGAAGTTTCCCAGAAGTATTTGCTAACAACGGTAGACACTTATACGTTCCATGGAGTATGGAAGATTGTGTAAGCAAACTGTCTAATATGTTTGATGACATTAAAACAGATAACCTAAGCGAATACAATATCGGTAAGATTAGTGACTATCAGAATGGCACTATCGAAAGAACATTAAAAGTACTTTCTGGATTAGGTCTTGAACAACAAAGAGACAGACAGCATTACAGAAGAAAGGTAGCAAAGGCAAAATATGATTGAAGCATTAATGACAGTTGTTAATTTTTTTATAGGTATAGTGTTTGTTATAGTAGCGGCATACTTTGCCTATATGAGTAGTGTACTTGTTTCTGAAAGGAAAGCAAGGTATAGAGCAGGTACACATGATTATTACGATAATCCAATAGAGGAGAACGATGAGCAGAATTAAAAAAGCAGTATTGTTTATTTTAGTTATAGTAGGATTAGTATTAATTACTATGCCTGCTAATGCAACAGGCAATGCTAAATTTGGATGGACCCAAATTAATAGCGACACAACTACATTAAAGTTAAGTCTAGACCATGAATGGGATAATCCACTTATTGACTATGTTGTAGAAACAGACTATGTTTACAAGGAACAAGAAGACGTAGTCAAAATGGATAAGTTTAGTATTATAGGCAAAGCAAATAAAGATATTACACCTAAGTATTATGCATTTAGTGTTTCAAGTTATGATAGAGATAAATTGAGATTGTCAGGTGATAGAATAGTTACTGGTGGCGGCATTGGTATAAAAGTTTTTAGAAATGATAATTGGAAAATAAGTCATGAGGCTTCAGTTGCATACTTAACCACAGATGAAGTAGACGAAGCAATACTTAGAAACAGTTTATGGGTATTTTATAAACTAAATGACAGTCTTAATATTACTAACAAGTTGTTAAATGAAACAGGCACAGATACATATTTGCGTAATGAAACAGCAATTAATTATAGTTTAAATGAAAAGGTATCATTAGGTTTTAGTAACACTTACACAGAAGATCCGATTGACAATAATGTTTTAAGTGTTACAATAGGAGTTAAGTGGTAATGGGTCATCCTACTAATACACAGATTAAAAAAGCAATAGACGAAGGTGTTGCTAAAATACTCCGTGAGTTAGAAGTGATCAAACAACAAGGTCGCCCAGCAGGATTACACATTGAAAGCGGTTGGAAAGATAAAGAAAAAGAGGGCAGTTGGTACGAAGGCGGTAACCCGCATAAAGACGATAGCCAAGAAACATATGATCCTGAAGTAGATGATTGAGATACTGATATGGAGTTTAATAGTAATTACATGGGCATCAGTAGGATTACATGTAATAAAAGAGTTTGTGAGAAATCACATAGAATAGGAGAATGAAATGATAGAACCTAGTGTAAAGAGACCTAGTTTATTTAGAAGAACTGTAATGGGACTTGTAAAAGGCTGGAGACGTGTAATGGATGTGAGATACAATCCATTAAGAGTAATTAAAGACCCAAGTTTACAAACATACTTTATGTTGGTATTGTTTACTGTATGGAGTGTGTTCTTTGGCTTCTTAGCCGCAAACTACTTAGGATTCTTTGATTATAATACTGTTACTAGTATTATTATACATATTTCTATTTTACTACCATTAGCATTTACTAATGCAATCTTTGTTGATGCAGAACGTGATGGACACAAATGGTTAAAGGAATGGAAGGAAGAGCAAAATAGATATACCATAATAACTAATAGGTTGAAAAAGAAAAACCTAGTTATGTGGGATCCAGGCAAGGAGGCGTAATGGCAATATCAGATGAGATGAGAGAACAACTAGAACAGATTGTTCAGTATGGTGATCAAATAAAAGCAATGTTCAAAGAACAAGATGACGTTGACTATGAGATTGGTGACTACGATGAACCTATCACACAACTGTTAGGTCATATGAATGAAGTAATGGAAACAATTGACGGAGGTTGGTAGTGAGAAGTATTTGGGTAACATTCAGTAAAGAGGGTATTCACAAGTACCCTGCCGCCTTGGAAGATCCTAATTTAGCAACAGGCGATTGGGACGATGTATCCTTTTTAGGATATCCACACAGACACATCTTTCACTTTAAGGTATGGCTTGAAGTGTTTCATGATGACAGAGACGTAGAATTTATACAGTTCAAGAGATGGATGGAAAGACTGTATGCACATGACACATTGCAATTAGATTACAAGAGTTGTGAAATGATTGCAGACGATTTAGCGAGTGAGATACAAGCAATGTATCCTGATCGCTACATAAAGATTTCGGTAGCCGAGGATAACGAGAACGGTTGCGAAATGGAATACTTTGTTGAGGATCATGAGGAAGGCCCAGATCAAGACTTAGTTGATGTATTTGAGAGTTTAAAGTGAACAATGTAATTGGTATTAATGGTTCTATACATCCGCTATACAGCGGTGCTTATATAGAAAAAAGTAATCTTGGTATTTTACATTTACCAAAGAATGCTTCTTCGTCAATAAAACGTGCATTAAAACCAATTACTGATAAAACCGAAATAATTTTAAAAGATCTTACTATAGATAAATTTTGTGTAATATTAAGAGATCCAGTAGAACGATTTATAAGTGCTGTAAATATGTATTTGCACCCTAGAAAGATTACATCTAATTATGTAGACATTAGGAAAGAGGATAACAAATACGGTATATTTAAAAGCAACGATGCACACTTTTTTTCGCAAAATACTTTTATTGAGGGTTTGGACAAAAGTAAAATTGATTTCTTTTGGTTAAACAATAATATAATTGATGATTTAAATAATTTTTATAATTTAAATATGGAACAAAATTATATAAATCGATTTAGTAAAATAGTAAAAAGTGTTGATATTGACATTATTAAAGATGTTTATGTAAAAGACTATGAGTTAATTGACTCTGTTAAGTTCGTTAATAAGGTAGACAATGGAAACATCAATTGATAACAAATATACAAATTGTATGCCAGGTGATTGTGTATACAACAAAAAAGAGGACATTGCATTCTTGTTAGTACCTAAATGTGCTACAAGTGTAATTAGAGATTTTGAAAAAACAAATAACGATTGGAAAAGAATTACATTATGGGAAGAAGAAAAATGCCCAAGTAGGTTTATTGTGATATTAAGAGATCCAGTAGAACGATTTATCAGTACTATTAATATGTACTTAGGTTGGAGAGAAGTAGAACCTCATACAAACTATGTTACTTTTAATTTTAGTGATGAAGGATTTTATTTAGAATCTAACGATGCACATTTTAAGCCACAAAAAAGTTTCTTAATTGATATGTTTGATATTATAAAAAAATATAATGCCAACCCTATCATAGATTATTTTTATTATAACAAAAATATTTATAATCAAATCAATGATGAATATGGTTTCAACATTGACGCAACAAAACGTTTGATGCAATCAATAGACATTGTTAATGACGTTAATAAATCAGTAGTCAGACAGGCTTATAGAGCCGATTACGATTTAATTAAATCTGTACAATTTAAAAACACATAGGAGATAATTATGACAGAGACACATTTAAAAATTAAAGCACTTTTCGAAGAGTATGTAAGTGAAAACGAAAAATTTAAAGAAGGCCAAGGCGTAAAAGCATCGGCAACAAGAGCAAGGAAGGCATTAATGGAAATTACTAAACTAGCGAAAGTTAGAAGAGGTGAGATTCAAGACGCAAAAAATAATGCCTAACATTAAACGTATTCCTTTCACTGAAAAGAAAGGAAACAAGGAGACAGTAGTCCAACCTACTAAATCTAAACCAGCAGGATCTCTTACAGATGTTGTTGATGAAGTTGAGGATTGGGGCGGACTTTTAGATCCAAAGGAGGAAAATAAAGATGAGTGATAAACCAACAGTAGTTATTACAGGCGGACTTGGTTTTATTGGTGCACAGGTAAGTAAAACTTTTGCAGGTGCTGGATATGACGTAATTGTTATAGATTCTAACACGAGCAGAAAGTGGACACTACCAGAAGGTGCTACTTTATTTCCACATGAATTTCAGGCTACAACTACAGCAGGTATACTCGAAATGTTTAAACCACAAGCGGTTATACATTTAGCGGCCAGTCATGTTGTTCCTGATAGTATTATTGACCCTGGCAAGTATTATAAAAATAATGTGTCGGGTACTCAAGCACTATTAGATATGTGTGTTAAAGCAGGAGTTAAAAACTTTATCTTTAGCGGTTCTAGTAGTGTATATGGTGAAAGAGATAGCAGAGAACCATTTGCAGAAACTCTTACACCAACACCAATGAGTCCGTATGCAATGAGTAAGCACATGACAGAACTTATGTTAGAAGATTACAGCAAAGCATATGGGTTAAATTATATTAGTACAAGATATTTTAATGCCGCTGGTGCAGACCCAGAAGGTAAAAATGGTTATACACAAGAACCAGCAACTCATGTAATGCCTATCATTATTGATAAAATTACAAATGACGAGGTATTTAATATTTGTGGCGATGATTACGATACTAAAGACGGTACTTGCATTAGAGATTACTGTCATATACAAGACATAGCAAATGCTAAACTAAAAGCAGTAGAGCATTTAAGCAATGACGGTGAAAGTGGTATTGTAAACTTAGGCTCTGGTACAGGATTTAGTATTCATGATTTAATAATTTCAGCACAAAACGTTGTTGGAAAAAGTTTAAAATATGAAGTAGGTCCTAGAAGAGCAGGAGATCCATCGTACTTATGTGGAGATATATCTAAAGCCAAAACTTTATTAGATTGGGAACCAACATATTCATTAGATGATATGTTTGCACATTCTAAGTTTTGGGTAGACAATAAAAACAAGGTAATTAAAAATAAATGATAGGAAGACGTAAATCAGTAAACGTTATTAATAGAACAGGTACACCTGTTATGTCAGTTGTCGGTGCAATAGGCAAAGGAGATGATTTAAGTTTAATCAAAAAGAAATTTCCTGTAACTGATAAAGAAATAATAGATGTTATACATTTCTTTTGTAATAATGTAGATTTTGATCAAAGTCATTTGTCTGTGTTTAAAGCAGTTGAATTTGATGATAATAAAATATCAGTACAACTTGACGAAATATCTGCAGAATTCTACTTAAGAATGTTAAACAGATATATCTTTAAATATAAAAAAATAACTGATTTTGATGATATGCTATCAGAAGGTCTTAAAATGACATTTGGTGTTGTTTTAAACCTTAGTAGCAAGATTCTTGACGACACATATAATATATCAGGAGATAGCGAAGTGTTAAATCCTGTTTTAGATGCTGGATTTTATAAAGAACTTAAATTGTTTTTAGAATTTACTGGCAGAGATATTGTAGAGGAGGCATCTAAAATAAACTTAGATGATTTTGATAAAGTGGACTTTGTTTTATTAGAAAACGACTTTGAAAGATAGGTTGACATTGGCCACAAAAAATGGTATAATAAGAACATGGATAAACTATATTATAGTTGGGACGACTTAAACAGAGATTGTAGAATTATTGTGCGAGAAATGGCACATGAAAGTTACAAGCCTGAAGTTATAATTGGTCCTGGAAGAGGTGCGTATGCCTTTGGTGTAATGATGAGTCATTACTATGAAGTGCCATTTGAAGCATTTAGATGGCAAACTAGAGACGCACATATCGAAGATTCGGAGACTCTAAGACATATTTTATCTAAATACAATGATAAAACAGTTTTAGTTGTTGACGATATTAATGATACTGGAACAACATTACAAGGTATTGATAAGGTAATCACAGACTATGTAGATAGCACAACTAATAAGATGGCTTATGCACATCAGGATATTAGATATGCTACATTGTTTGATAAAGAGTCTAGCAGTTTTGACAAAGTTGAATTTACTGCTAACAATGTATTACCCGATCAAGAACGTTGGATAGTGTTTCCGTATGAGGAGTGGTGGAGATGAGAACAGCAGAAATAGTAAATGTAGATGGTACTGGTTACATAGTACATCTATTAAAAGACGGTGATGCTTTTGGTAAAATTGACGTTAGAGATAAGTCGATACACTATGCACAGGATGTTGCAGAGAATTGGGAAAATGGTATCTTAAGGGAAGACAATGAGTACATCAAGAAGTTTGAAAAATCATCTTAGTGTCTTAGAAGCAAGGCACAGAGAGTTAGATAAAGCAATTAACGAGGAGTATGATCATTATGATAATGATGAAATTGTTAAAAAGCACAAATTTCAGAAACTTAAACTCAAGCAAGACATCGAACAACTTAAACATGAAATTTCTATAAAGGAGAAAGAAGAACATGGAAACAAGTAAAAAAATTAAACAAAGATTAGTTGAGGCAGGCAAAAGACATTGGGCCGGCGACAATATCTCTGACTTTATTGAAGACGGAGAGAAGCAACAACTGATTGACGAACTTGCGGTTAAGTTCGAGGATGTATTACAAGGCTTGGTTATTGATACTGAAAATGATCCTAACAGTAATGATACTGGTAGGCGTCTTGCTAAAATGTATATTAATGAACTAATGGCTGGTAGATACGAAAACATGCCTAATGCAACTGCTTTCCCTAACGACAGCGAAGATAGATATGAAGGTATGCTGGTTGTAAGAAGTGAACTCACAAGTATGTGTTCACATCACCATCAGATTGTTAGAGGTGTGGCATACATTGGTATCATTGCCGCAGACAAACTAATTGGTTTGAGTAAGTACACTAGGATTGCACAATGGTGTGCGGCTAGAGGTACATTACAAGAAGAACTTGCTAACGACATTGTTAGAGAGATTCAAAAAGCAACAGGGGCCGAGCACTTAGGTGTGTATGTACAAGCCACACATGGTTGCGTAGAGAACAGAGGTGTTAAGGCACATAGTAGTCTTACACAAACAACTGTATTAAAAGGCGCATTTAAAAATGACGCAGGTACAAAGAAAGAGTTTATGGATAACATTAAACTACAACAACAATATTCTTGCGATAAGTAATGACATTAAAGTATAGCGAAACATTTTATTCAGCACAAGGGGAAGGCCAGTATGTAGGTATCCCTAGTCTGTGGATGAGATTCTTCCTATGCAATTTACAATGTAATGGCTTTGGACAAAAAGACCCAACAGACCCTAGCACATATGATTTACCATATGAAAAATTAGATATCACAGACATCACTAATGTATTTGATTTACCTGTGTTTGAAAAAGGTTGTGATAGCAGTTACACTTGGAGTAAGAAATATAAACATCTTATCACTGATAAAACTGTAGATGAAGCCGTAGACGAACTTACAGCACTTCTACCGCACGGTAAGTTTGTACACCCAGTTACACAACAAAACGCACACATGGTCTTTACAGGCGGCGAGCCAATGCTTAAAAACACACAGCCTGGCATGATGAACATTATAGAAGAGTTCAAACGCAGAGATAATATGCCAATGAACGTTACTGTGGAAACTAACGGCACCAAGCCTATCACAGATGAATTTGCTGATTGGGTACATCGTAATTATACAGGTTGGATAGGCAGAGAATGGTATTGGAGTTTATCGCCTAAGTTATGGAGTACTGCTGGTGAGAAGCCTAAGAAAGCAATACAGCCAGAAGTAATTGGTAGATATGCTGAAGTAAGTCCTAAAGGACAATTGAAGTTTGTTGTTAATGGCTCAGAAGCAAGTTGGCAAGAAGTGGAAGACAATGTAAAACTGTTTAGAGATGCTGGCTGTAATTTCCCTGTATGGATTATGGGAGTTGGCGGCACATTTGAAGGCTTAGTACAAACTGAAGCCACCATTGCCGATGAGGCTATACAACGTGGATACAATTATACAAGCAGAGTCCACGTTCATATATACGGAAATGCAATAGGAAAATAAAATGGAAGAGTTTTTTCACAAACATATTATTAAATTTACAATTATAGTCACATTACCTTTATGGGTAGCATGGGCATTTGCAGATGACAAAGTTATAGGGTATACTGAACACGGTATTCCTGTTACTAAAGATGCTTTAGAAATTAACACATTTAATTACACAAGAGTTAGAGGTTGGGAATGGAATGATGAGGAAAATATACTAACTCTAAGATTTACAAATAAGAAAAAAATAGATGTAGAGTTTTATAATAGATGCTGGGACATACAGTATGCTTCAGCCTTGCAATTCAACTCATGGGCAGGAACTACTTTTATTGGTAAGGGAGACAACATCACGCCTATAGGTTGGACAAATAAAGGAAAATATCCTTGTACAATAAAAAGTATGTATTTGGCGGTTGAGGAAGAATAAAATTTATGTATAAGTGTTTTATCTGTAGCAAGGCCGTAAATTATTTAGATATAAAATATCATACAGCAGATAAAACTAAAATATTTTGTGGTGCTAGTTGTAGCCTAACATACTATCAACAATTAAAGGAGAAAGAAGATGGCAAAGATGAAGTTTAAAGATATGATGGACCCTAAATTATGGTTCAAAAGCGAAAAGGATAGACGTATTGCTATTGCTAATAGAGATTTAACTGGCGGCGAGTTAGAAAAAGAACTTGCTACTATTGAAGATAAGCCTTATGTAAACGTATTGCAAATGGATGTTGATCCAATAAATCCTAAAAAAGGCTTTGTTGAACTTGACTTTAACGAGCAATTTGTTACAATGTTACAGACAAACGGTTACAGTGGCAAAAGCGATGACGACATTGTAAATGCATGGTTTAACGATTTGTGCAGAACTATACTGCAACAAGAAATGGCTGACATGGACTTTGGTATGCAGGATATGGCACCTAACAGTAATGATGTCATAACAGTAACAGACGAAGACAAAGAAGCGAAGGAATAATGAAATACATTTTAGTTGACACACTTAACATGTTCTTTAGAGCAAAACATGTGACTGCTCGTACTAGCGATATTGATATGAAAGTTGGTATGGCAATGCACATCATGTTTAATAGTGTAAAGAAAGTGTGGAGAGAGTTTGATGGTGATCATGTAATATTCTGTTTAGAAGGACGTTCATGGCGTAAAGACTTTTACGAACCTTACAAGAAGAATAGAAAGGTCACAATGGATCAAAGGTCTCCTAGTCAACAAGAAGAAGATGAAATATTTTTTGAAGCATACGATCACTTTGTTGATTACTTAAAGACTAAGACTAATTGTACTGTATTACATCAACCACAATCTGAAGCAGATGATTTAATTGCTATGTGGACACAAGAACACCCAAATGACGAACACGTTATTGTTAGCACAGACAGTGACTTTTATCAACTTATAAGCAATAACATCAGTCAGTATAATGGTGTAACAGACCAAATAGTAAAGATAGATGGCATATACGAAGCAAAGACTATGAAACGTGCTATTGATAAAAAGACACAAGAGCCTAAAGCAGTACCAGACCCTAAATGGTTACTGTTTGAAAAGTGTGTAAGAGGTGATACATCAGATAACATCTTCTCTGCTTTTCCAGGTGCTAGAAAGAAAGGCAGTAAAAACAAAACAGGTATGCTAGAAGCCTATGCTGATATGGAACGTGGAGGCTTTGACTACAATAACTTTATGTTACAACGTTGGGTAGATCACAATGAGCAAGAGCACAGAGTAATAGATGACTTTGAACGTAATAAAATACTTATTGATCTTACACAACAACCAGATGAAATTAAAACTGCTATTAGAGAAGTATTTAACGAATCATCTAACAAAGACAAAGTGCAAAATGTAGGAATACATTTTATGAAATTCTGTAACAAGTGGAATATGCCTAAACTTACAGATGCCGCAACAGAATTTGGAGAAATACTTAACGCATGTCAGAAACAATAAGAAAAATATGGGATGCCATTAAGTATGGTCCAGAGGAAACGTTGGTTACATTTGAATCACCTGATAAAGGTAAAACAGTATTTCAATGTACATCAACAACAAATAAAAGAACAGGACAAATAACAAGACAACGAGAGTTGATTAAGGAGAATAATGATGAGTAAAAAAGCAACAATTAAGAAGGTTGATGATGCAAGTTGGCTAGTAATAGATCAACATCGTGGGAACGTAGGTGTCTTATATCAAAATGTCCAAGGTGATTATGAATACTTGGCAAGTGATATTAAGGAAAAATTTAAAAGCGATCGAGCAGTAGAAAAGTACTTTGGTGCTAGAGTATTCCAGCAACAAACTGTTGAAAGTGCAATACAACCAGATAAAATGTTTATTGCAGGATTTGAAATACCTTTTCCATCACCTGAACTTATTACACCTGACCACCCTGAGTACACAAAAGATGTACCACTATTCAGTAAAACTGCAAACAGCGATGTATTGTATGCGGCAGGTTGGTATGCTATTAACTTTGAGAAAGGTTGGAAACATGGTTACTGTCCTAAAGCAAGTACACTATTCCAATATGGCTACGAAGGCCCTTTTAAAACCAAGGATGAATTAAGATTCAGACTTAAAGAACTTAATAAGATCAAAAGAAATGAAATTAAAAACTCTGATTGAGAATCTTAAATACTATAAGTCTATCGGAAGTTCTGAAGTAACATTGGACATTAACGATTTACTTGAAGCATTACAAGACGTATCAAAAGTCGATGAGATAAAACCAAAGAAAAGCCTAACGTTGAATGCCGATGGCGGCAAGTTCTAGTTTTTTAACAAGGCAACATGGTTTCGTGAGTTTTAACAAAGGTACATACAACGCCAAATATAAATACAATTACAAAATGCCTAGTTATGGTATTAATCATCATTACTTAAAATGGTGCGAAGATAATATAACAAATGGATTTGGTTGGTGGTTTAAAAGAACTGAGCCTTATATTACCGAACCACACAAAGACGATAGGGCATTTGTAAGTTTTAAAACAAAAGAAGACCATGCTAAATTTACTTGGTATATGTTAAAGCAAAATGAAAATTGAAATATATACAAAAACTACATGTCCTTATAGCACTATGGCAAAACAAGTGTTAGATCTTAATGGATATGAATTCACAGAAACAGTATTAGATGATGACGATAAACGCACACAATTCTACGAAAGTTGCGGAGATAACGTTAATACTGTACCACAAATATTCGTAGATGGAGAAAGAATAGGAGGTTTTCAACATCTTCTTAGGTCAAAACTAATTAATTAAAGTATGTTTTAACTGTATTTTAGATAAATAAAAGTACAGGAGACATACATGAGTAGACCAAAACCAACAGTAATTTTAGAGCATCACGATACTACAAATTATAAAACAGAGCAGGTACTAGCGGCTGGAAACGTTTTTAGTGTGTTCTTTCAAGGTTCGCCAATTAATCTAAGAACTATGCATTCTTACTTAGATTATCCTGGACCAAAGTATAAGAAAACTAGTTTTTCTAATCCTGGACATGCATTTAACTTAGCAGAGCGGCTAAACAAACAATTTAACACAGAAGAATTTTGTGTAGTTAAATTAGAAAGTGGGCCTGTTGTAAGTGAAGATGAAGTCAAAAATGGCAATTCAAAATAGTTTACAATATAAAATAGTAGATAAAATCAAACAAGAATTAGATATTAGTCAGTATTCTGTACTTGACATTATGCCTTTGTTTTTTAAAAATCACAGGATTAGAGGTAACAAGGTTATAGGAGTTAGACTCACCAAGTACGGTTTAACACTTATGGAAAAGAGTTTTACTTGCTATAATTTTAAACTAGATAACTTTAAATTATCAAACAAAGCAGTAGTTAAACTAGATCAAACTATGCAATGGCCTTACTTTGTAGACAATAAAAAGTTAGTGCTATTCAGCGAAAAGGATTCTGTTATACTTAAACTGAAAGGTCAGAACTTGGAGAAATGGTTACAAGGTCTCCGCAAACCAAAAAATCCTACCAAAGACGATCTCTCTGAGTAAATATTAATGTACATTAACGTACATACACACTGACACACAAGGAGAAAATTATGTCACAAGGAAAAAGTGGGTTCGAACTACGAACCGATATCTTAGGAATGGCAATGGGCATGTTAGAAAATAACAGAGACCAGGAAGTACATTCATTTTACAGTATCCCAGAAGATCACAGAGAAGGTAAATCAGCACCGGTTATCTGGATCTCTCCGGAGGAAGTAATCAATACAGCCAAAGAACTTTACGCATTCGTTAACGAAAAGTAAGTATTTAGGTACTGTATAAAAAAAGGGTCCTAGGACCCTTTTTTAGTGGTTGTGTCTACGATGCAATTATATCTTGCACGTTTTCCATACGACCTGATTTCATCAGTGTATCTAATTTTTTCCAAGTGACCAATGCGAAACGATGAGTTGCACTGGCTACTATTCCTAAGGACTTCGCCATGTTATTCTCCTGTGATATTCTAACATAACTGCTAGTAGGTTTGCAGTAACTTCATCCCTATTGGGCTCTGTTACAGAATACCAAACTCTATGTTACAATTATGTTACAAAAGTATTTATCATTTGTACGAAAATCATACAATTTTTACTGAAAATAGGTTGACCAGTACCCCAAAATTTAGTATAATATATGCATAATTTGTAAAAAGGTAGGAGTTTTTATGTACAAAGTATTTCAAATCAAGTTAAGTGACGAAGTTACAGATTTCGTTAATTCTAACGACAGAGGACACACAGGTGCCGCTGAAAAATATCCTGAGTATAACGCACACATGGAAGTGATGCGAGGTGCTGAAGGTTTCAAGGGAGAAATGTTTAATCATTATACCCAAGTTTGTGAAGTTGCTCACTTTGAAGACAGCAACTTAGAAGAAGTATTCAAAATTTTGAATGGTTACTACTATGATGACGACACTGGTTTAGATCAGTGGTTCGACACATTCGTAAGTGGTTTCAAAATGAAGACGTTCACTAGGAAAGATGGTGAGGTTGTTACATATCGTGACATGCATTCTCTTTCAGTTGGCGACATTGTATTTGATTCAGTTGATGATTCATATCACATTGTTGATAGTTGGGGTTTTAAGGACATCACTTCTGATGTTCTTTCAGGAGTTCAACAAGTAGCATAATGGAATACGTCGAATCTTTGGATTATAAAATCCGTTACTTAGATAAATTTAGTGCTAGGGCAGGTAAACATAATTGGATATCTGACCCTAAAACTTATTCTGATAGTGACGTTTTCCTTAGGTTAGATGAGTTACAAGCATTAGGCTACTTGGTTGAATTAACTTTTAATTTAAAAAATAAGAAAGAAAAGGTTGACCTAGGTCAGGTTTTTTAGTATAATATATACATATTAAATAATTTCGTAGGAGTAATTATATGTCAGATAACATTCGAACAGTAAAACTAAGCAGGGCAAAGAACCACATCAAACGTGCTTTCTCTAAAAAACGTCCTGTATTCATTTGGGGTCCTCCAGGAGTTGGTAAGTCCGACGTACTGGCTCAGATCGCTGAAGAAGGTAACAACCTTTTAATTGATTTGAGAATGGCTTTGCTAGACCCAACAGATATCAAAGGGTATCCTTACAGAGATGAGGACACTAACAAAATGATGTGGGCGGCACCTGCCGAACTACCATCAGAAGAACTTGCTAGTCAGTATGAAACTGTCTTCTTGTTCTTAGACGAACTTAACTCTGCACCTCCAAGTGTGCAGGCAACTGCTTACCAGTTGATCCTTAACCGTAGGGTTGGACAATATGTATTACCAGATAACGTGGTAATTGCGGCGGCTGGTAATAGAGACACTGATAAAGGTGTTACTTACAGGATGCCAAGTCCTTTAGCAAACAGATTCCTTCACTTAGAAGTTGAAGTTAATCATGACGATTGGCAGTCTTGGGCAGTTGATAATGACATCAACCCAGATGTTGTTGGTTACTTGGCTTTTGCTAAACAAGACCTTTTTGACTTTGATCCAAAGAGTTCAAGCAGGAGTTTTGCTACTCCTAGGTCTTGGGCATTCGTTAGCCAAATGCTAGAAGACAGTGACATGACTCATGAAGAGGAAATGGACATTGTAACTGGTTTGGTTGGTGAAGGTATGGCAATCAAGTTTATGAACCATAAGAAGAATGCTTCTAAACTTCCTAAGCCATCTGAAATCCTTTCAGGTAAGGTCAAGGAGTTGAAGAAACTTGAGATATCTTCTAAGTATGCTCTTACAGTTGGTATGAGTTATGAGTTGAAGAACATTCAAGACAATGGTGAAGAGAAAGAACTCACAGAGGCTTTCAATAACTTCATTAACTTCTTAATGGACAACTTCGAACCTGAGATGTGTGTATTAGGCTGTAAAATTGCATTGAGCGAGTATGACATTGATGTTGACTTTGCAGACGTAAAACGTATTGATGAGTGGGTTGATCGATACGGCAAATACATGAACATCGACTAGTTAGTCTCTGTGTCGCCAGTTACTCCTACAACCTACACTAAGCGGCACAGACTAAGGGGGGATCTACAAGGTCCCCCCATCCTTTTTATCCAAATAATAGGTTGACCTCCCAGGTAATTTTTAGTATAATATAAGTATAGTTTGTAGGAGAACACACAATGAACAATTTAGCACAAAATACAGATCAAGCAGTAAAGGACAGATTAATTACTGCTAGAGTGCAACTGCTTCTTAAGAATGGTTTCTTTGGTAACTTAGCAACTAGGTTACAATTACAAGAAGCATCAAGTTGGTGCCCAACTGCCGCAACAGATGGCAGATACTTTTTTTATAATACTGAGTTTATCAATTCGTTAGATGATGACGAACTGATCTTTTTGATGGGCCACGAAGTTCTACATAATGTTTATGACCATATGGACAGACGTGGTAACAGAGATCCTCGTCTTTGGAACATAGCAAATGACTATGTTGTGAATATGGACTTAGTAGAAAACAACATTGGTAAGAGAATTACCAAAGTTAATATTTGTTTTGATTACAAATATCAGAACTGGATTTCAGATGAGATCTATGATGACTTGTATGAAAATGCTGAGCATGTTACCCAAGAAACACTTGATATGCATTTGGACTATAGCGAGGAAGATGGCGATGGTCAAGGTGCACAAGGTAATGTAGATGGTGGTGATAAGCAAGATGGCCCACCAGCATATTCTAAGGAAGAAAGACAGCAGATCAACGACGAAGTTAAAGAAGCAGTAATGAATGCGGCCAAAGGTGCTGGTAATAAAGATCTTCCTAATGGTGTTAGGAAGATGATTAAAGATCTTACTAACCCTGAGTTAGACTGGAGAGAGTTACTTGCAACTAATATTCAAAGTGTTGTAAAGAATGATTTTACATTTATGAGACCTGCTAGAAAAGGTATTGCTGAAAGAGTATACTTACCAGGTATGGACTACGACACAGACTTAGATGTGTTCTGCTTTATTGATAGTTCCGGTTCTATGTCAGATGAAATGCTAAGAGACCTTCTAAGCGAAGTAAAAGGTTGCATGGAGCAATACACTAACTTTAAACTTAGACTTTGTTTCTTTGATACATCTACATACACAATTCATGAGTTTGATTCAACTAACGTTGATGACATTTATGACATTGAAATTGAAGGCGGTGGTGGTACTGAGTTTGATTGTATGTTTGATCGACTCAAAGAAGAAGACATTGTTCCGCAGAAGTTAATTGTATTCACAGATGGTTACCCATGGGGTAGTTGGGGTGATGAAGACTACTGTGATACATTGTTTATTATTCATGGCTCTGGCTACGGTGGTAGAACTCCAGAAGCACCATATGGCGTATCAGTGAAGTATAAAGCATGAAGATTCACGTAAGTAAAAAATTAGGTGTAGGTGAACTAGAAGGTTTAAAAGGTACTCTAACCTATGAGAACCTAATGAAAAACAAAATTTGCATTTATTCTAATACAATGGAAGACGACACTATATTTGATTTAGTGTCGCACTTCGATGAGCACGGGCAAGGTCTACTTCATATGTCTACACTTGGTAGTGATAACATATGGAGAATTTACTTTGAGCATACAGGCGACATGCTCACATTCATAGAGTTAGCAAGAGCACCTAGTAAAAAACCAGATAATATAGGCAGTATTGAGTCAGTTGTAGTAAATACTACACATGACGCAGAATAAAAATCTATGGTCCTGTAATGAATGGGACACTCTCAAAGAAGTAATAATAGGAACGGCCGTAGACGCCAACATTCCACACGGAGACCTTTCGCACCACGCAACCAACTATGCCAACCTAAGTGCTGAACAGTATGCACAAATGCCTAAGGGTAGATACCCAGAGCATGTATATACCGAAGCAGAAGAGGACTTAGACGCATTGTGTAACGTTCTAAGCAACGATTTCGGTGTAAAGGTACATAGGCCTAACCTAAATGCTATAGACTTTACAGCGAACGTTAGCAACGGCTTATGGGACACAGACCAATATGAAGCATACTGTCCACGTGATAGTGTTACTGTGATAGGTGACAAAATCATAGAAGGTGCTATGAGTTTGAGAGCAAGGTACCATGAAACTTTTCTATTCAGAGACCTCTTTCAAGAGAAGATGATGGGTGGTGCCAATTGGTTACAGATGCCTAAGCCACGTTTACAAGATGATTTATTTAAAATACAGCCAGGCAGAGACCCAAGTGTAAACAACAATGAGCCTATATTAGACCCTGCTAACCTCATACGCATGGGTTACGATATACTGTACCTTATATCCAATACAGGCAATGAAATGGGTGCTAAGTGGTTACAGAACGCACTAGGACCCGAATTTCGTGTACACATGATGCATGACTTATACAGTTGGGCTCATGTTGACAGTACAATTATGCCACTACGACCTGGACTAGTTATTCTAAATGCCAGTAGGGTTGATGCAGACAAGGTGCCAGCAATATACAAAGGTTGGGATATTATTTGGTATGACGAAGATATGTGTGTAGGGCAACCATGTTTAGAAGATTATGCTCCAGCAAGTAGTTGGATAGGTATGAATGTACTCAGCATAGACCCACAGCATGTATTAGTACCAAGTGATGAGATACACTTAATGAAGGCAATGGAAAAACACGGTGTAACACCAGTGCCAGTTCAAATGCGTCATATGAGAACACTAGCAGGTGGTCCACATTGTGTGAGCCAGGACTTAGTTAGAGAAGGCAAACTAGAAAGTTACTGGAAATAGCAGTTGACTTTACCCCTTATTTTTAGTATAATTATAGTATATTAAGTAGTTGAGTAGGAGTTATGGAACTTAATTTAGAAGGTTACAAAGGTTTACTAGTAGTGGGCGATGTTCACTCAGTATTCTCTGACTTTGCTACTTCATATTCATATGCTCGTAAACACAATTTATATTACTTGCAATTAGGTGATATATTAGATTACGGTCCAAAGCCTTTAGAAACCATGTTACTAGCAAAAGAAATACTTGATGCTGGACACGGTACTATTATACAAGGTAATCACGATAACAAACTTTATCGTTGGGCAAAAGGCAATGACGTTAAATTAGGCAAACCTCAAAGAGATACTCTTGCAAGAGTAGACTTTGGTATAGATCTTTTTAAAGATTTAGTATTAGAAGTTGCATCTCAGCAACCGCTTTATGCTACTTACAAAGACTTTTTCTTTACACACGGTGGTGTACACCCTGAGTTTTGGGAAACAAAAAAGATAACCAAGAAGTCTATGGAAAGTGTATTCTTATACGGTCAAGTTGATAACTCAAAGCAGGTTGAATACAACGGTCAAATGTATGCTCATAGAGTTTACGACTGGGCAGAAGCAATACCTAAGGGTAAAATAGTATTTGTTGGACACGATAGATCACCATTACAAAGTGAGCCTAACTTTGAAGACAACTTAAAAATGCCTTTAGTGTATTGGACAAAAAAAGAAGAAAGAGTAGTTTTCCTAGATACAGGTAGTGGCAAAGGCGGAACACTTAGTGGTGCCAAAATGACCTTTAATAACTACAATCAACTAGGAATTGAGACCTTTTTATCGTTCACTTAAAAACATCAGTTAATAAATAATACTTGTAAATTACCATTGGAGGAAAAAATGGCAGATACAGAAAACACAGAGATTGTAAACGAAGAAGTTGAACAATCAGTAGAAGGAGATGCACCTGAGCAACAACAGGCTTCACTAAGCCTTGAGGAACTCAATGCATTATTACAAATCGTTGATTTAGCAGTAAGCAGAGGAGCATTTAGGGGTGCAGAAGCATCACAAGTAGGTGCTGTTTTTGATAGGTTAAATAATTTTCTTAGCATAGTTGCACAAAGTCAACAAGCAGAAGCAGAAGCAGATGCACCAGCAGAGGCAGAGGCTCCTGCAGAAGGAGAATAATATGGCTAAAGTAATGAAACACGTTGCTAAATGGAATGACCGTAAATGTCTAGTACTTTTTAGAGAAGTACCAGGCGAGCCTGAAAACGCACTATTAATTATGACTGGCGAACTTGGTACTACACAACACGACGAAATCGTGTCTGTTGTAGACAGCGATGAAGCACAGGCAAATAGTGACTTAGCACAGGTACTTAACGGTAGAAACTTTAGTGATGGCAGAATTATGCTACAGGCTATTCACAGTGATGGGATGATTACAAAGGCACCAGTAAGTGAAGTTATAATGTGTCCTACCCCAACTGATGAAGTTCCTTTAGCAGAACTAAATAAGTCTATTTCACAGATTGAAGAAGGTAAAGAAAACGAGAAACCTCAATTTGCAGACACATCGGAAATTGATGCAGTTAATCAAGTTGAAAGACCTAGACAGTTATCAGAAAGAGAAGCAGACGAACAGTTAGGAATTGCTAAAGGTTTATTGGAACAAGCGGATATGATTGAACAAGATATTGAAAGAGTTCAACAACAGATGATCGCAGATGCTAACAGTAAAAGAGAAGAAGCATACGCAAGAGCACCTGAATTAAAGCCAAAGCCAAAACCAGGCAGACCAAAGAAGACAGCAATTAAGTAGGGAGTTATGGGCCAAAGGAAAATAATCCTTACTCACAATTCCCAACTTAGCAACTTCGACCAACTGTTGAAAGACATTTTTACGACAGAGATACCTAATGTCTTTGTCGATGAGATTATTTTGACTGATAAGAACGGAAATATTAGTAAGAAAACCGGCAAGGAAATTGATGGCCCTATACCATTAAATCCAAGTGTAGATTCACCTCTCTCAAAAATATGGAATCAAGAAACCACATCAGTAGAAGTTTTTCTTAATATTCAAAAGGTAGAAAAATTTGTTACGATGGAAACAAAAAAGTTATTAGATAAATTTGACGAATAATGTTTTACCTACCTGAACAAGATTTACTTTTTATACACATACCTAGAACAGGCGGAACGTCTTACAAAAGATTTTTAGAAAATTACGGCACTAACACAGACATAGAATTGTTTGACAATCACAGTCCTGTGCAAACTGCATGTTATTTTTTAGACAATGCAGATGCAAATACTAAACTATCCATTGTTAGAAATCCTTATGCTAGAGAAGTAAGTTTATGGAGATTTGGTAGAGCAGGTGCATTAGCGGCTTCTGATATGACATTCGAGTATTGGTGTCGTTGGAGGTTCCAAGGCAGACCTAAAGATGCATCTAACTTACTCACATACTTAGATCCTGTAACTGTAACTGCTTTATGGGGTATGCATAAAACACCACAGATACTTTACTTAGTTGATGAAGATGCAAAATTACGAGTAGACTACATAGGCTGTTTTGAACGTTATGAAGAAATTTATGATTTCACTAGAAAGAAGTTCCACGAGGATTACGGATATGTAAAACATGTTGCAATGCAAAATGGAACTCCATGGACAAGGAAACTAAATCAAAGCGAAATGGATTGGCGTCTAATTTATGAACAACAAGAAAATACACAAGAAGTATTAGATATGGTGTATGAGTTTTATGATTGGGACTTTGAAACATTTGGTTACAACAAAGACTGGATGAATGAAGATGATTCCCCAAGTCGTAATATAGGTGAAATGCCAAAGCCTAGTTCAGATCCTTATATAGATATGATGTCAGATTGGCCACTTAAACAATTTTATGGTGATCGAAGAATATTACTTGCTGATGCATTAAGTTATAGATTCATGCCAGAAGGCAAAAATAGAGGTGTATTCTTACAAAACACTATCGGTCTTAAGATAGGTGATGTTACACTAAGAGAGGACTAGTGCCACTAGATCAGAGTGCCCATGACCCAACCCAACCAAGATATTCAAACTGGTACAAAGTATTTGCATGGAAGCCTCGCACATTAACAAATGGCAAAAAAGTTTGGCTTAAATTCATATATAAAAGAACTATAATCATTGACTGGATGCCACCTACATATCCTGCCAAAAAGTATTTTAATACACAATACACCGATATAAATGGTGTAATTAAAGACAAATTAGGCCAAAAAAACCGGTAAAAAAGGTTGACCTCGACCCATTATTTTAGTATAATAGTTGTATAAATTAAAAAGGTAGGAGATTTTAATTATGCAAACTTTAGTAATAAACACCCAATACAGAGAGAACTATGCCGCTCATGATGATAATTATGAGCATGGTGTAAGTGAGGCTCACTGGAAGTATAAGGGTGGTAGCACTTATTTTGTTACTGATCTTACTTCTGAGCAAATCAACAAGATTGCTCATAAAGGTATCCCTACCTTATCCAAATTGATCGAATACTCGAATGAGGCTTCAGAAGAATATATCCTGGATTGGGAGATCCGTGACCTTGGTAAAAATGGCGACGGCAAAGGTCCAATTTGCGAACCATGGGAAACTCCAGTAGAATTTTACTGGGGCGGAGACCGTTGGTTATGTCGTACCCATCACACTCCCAATCCTGAATATAGCCACTGGAACCGTGCTATCATAGGCAAGGCTGAACAATGGATACCATTACCTGAGCAGGGTAGATCAGACTACAAATGTCAGTACAAGACCAAGAATGGTTGGTTTGATCAAAAAGATGCTCAACTGAAAAAAGAAGTGCAGGAGGCGGCATAATGATTAAAGAAAGAAATACAACTGTTCTTGCAAGTGACTATCAAAGCACTGAGCAACTTAAAAAATTTGTTAAGCATTGTACTGGTGCTAAAATGACACCAGTGAAAGGTAAGGAA